ATAATGCTTCAAAAAGTTCCCTTCATATGAAGAGAAATGATGAAAAAAACGTTGGGAAAGTTTTTTCTATTTTTGAAATTGGACAAAATAAATGTCCAAAATTGAAATATGAAAATAATTTATGTCGAAAATGAATCTTTCACTGCATAATTTAATTTTATGGTCTGGTCACAGAAAAAATAATTCTAGCTTTGTTACGATAAAATTTTATTAAATTTTTAAATAAAAAAAATTTTGAGATTATTTTGAGATAAATATTTAGAAAAATCTTATAATATATAATAATGCCAAAAGATGAGATTGATTATTCCAAAACAATTATTTATAAAATAATTTGCAAAGATGAAAAAGTTTCTGATGTATATATTGGTCATACAACTAATTTTATCAAGAGAAAATTTCAACATAAAACATCGTGTAAAAATTTAAATAATAAACTAAAAATATATGAGATAATAAGAGAAAATGGTGGTTGGGATAATTGGGAAATGATTAATGTTGCGACATATAATTGTAAAAATAAAGAAGAAGCTTGTATTAAAGAACAAAAACATTATGAAGAAATAAAACCATCGTTAAATTCTTGTCCTCCGTATGTGAGTCCATTTAAATATTATTGTGATATTTGTAATATCAATTGTTTATGTAGTGAAGGTTTAAAAAAACATTTAAATACAAATAAACATAATTCAATTTTAAAATTTAAAACTATAAATACAGATAAGAAAAATGTTGACAATTTGTTTACAAATGTTGACACCAACTCTCAAAATTCTCAACATTTATTTTATTGTAAAAAATGTGATTATTCTACGTGTAGAAAATCAGACTTTAATAAACATAATTTGTCAGCTAAACATATAAATGTTGACACAATGTTGACAAATGTTGACACAAATTCTAAAAAAGTCTCTAAAGAAAAATACATATGTGATTGTGGAAAAGAATATAAACACAGACAATGCTTATATGTTCACAGAAAAACTTGTAATATTAATTGTAAAGATGAAACTCCAAATAATAAGAATAATGACAAATTAGTTGAGTACCTAATGAAAGAAAACTCTGAGCTTAAACATATGATAATTGATGTATGTAAAAATATTAATCCAAGTAATACTCAAAATAATCATTCATTTAATAACTCTAATTCACATAATAAGACATTTAACCTTCAATTCTTTTTAAATGAAACATGTAAAGATGCAATGAATATTATGGATTTTGCTGAATCTGTAAAACTTCAGCTTTCTGACTTAGAAAAACTTGGAGAAATTGGCTATGTAGATGGAATATCTAATATAATAGTAAAAAACTTAAATGCTCTTGATGAAACAAAGAGACCTGTTCATTGTACAGACACAAAGAGAGAAGTTTTATACATTAAAGATGATAATAAATGGGAAAAAGAAGATAATGATAAGAAGAAAATACGTAAATTAATTAAAAAAGTTGCAGATAAAAATGCAAGGTTAATACCAAAATTTAAAGAAGAACATCCAGATTGTAATAGATCAGTATCAAAGTTTTCAGACCAATATAATAAATTAATCGTAGAATCTATGGGAGGTTCTGGAGATAATGATAATGAAAAAGAAGAAAAAATAATTAGAAAAATTTCAAAAGAAGTTACTATTGATAAAACAAATTATTAACAAATTACTGTTTTTGTGTTATTTGTTAATACACAACCTTCTACATTAGTTTTTGTAATATTTTTAATTTGAGTATAAATTATTTCAACATTTTTTAAGATTTTAAGTTTATTTGTATTATTTTTACATAGCAAAGCACCTGCTTTGATTATATATGTTAATTCTTTTTTATTTATATCTTCAGGTAATTCACATACAACGTGACACGAAGATTCTGTTTTTGCATGAAACCATAAATCATCTTCTTTTCCAGAATCTATAACTGTAAAATTTTCACTTTGTTTTTTTCCAATATAGAAAATAACTTCTCTCTTTATAGCTTGAATTAATATTCTTTCAGTTTTCATTTTATTTATTAAATTATTAATTATTTAATAAAATTGAATCAATTTTATATTTAAACATATTAAATATACAATTATAAAAAGAATATGTCAAACAATAATAGTTTATATGTATCAACATTTTCAGATAAATTTGGTATAACTAAAATAGTTGACAAAATAGATTTTATAAAAAATTGTTCAACTGGAATTGTTTTGTTTACGATTGTCACTGGATTAATATCATTTGAAAATTATAGAAAGAGTATTTATCACAATAATGAAGTAATACAAAAAATTAATGATATAAATGAAATAAATAAATCTAATTTTACTGGATTTATTAAAAAAAATGACAATACAAATAAGACAAACGAATTAAAATTAAATGAATTAATTGAAAGCAATAACAAAATTATACAAATATTAGAAAAATATTCTGAATTATTAGAAATTATTAACCAAAATCCTTTATTGAACTTTGGAAGCAAAGGAACATTATCAAAATGCTCATCTAGTTTATCAATATTAACTATTAATGATGAAAAAGAAGATTTAATTTATGCAAATCTAGAAACAGAACCAAAACCAGAATATACAGAACAAGAACAAGAACCAGAATATACAGAATCAGAATATACAGATTTAATTGATGAATGCTATGATGCATTACCTTGCAGTAATTCAAAAAAAGCAACTGCATTTAATAGTATATTCAAATGGAATTAAATACAATACAAATACAATATAAATAGTATACAAATATAATGTTAATTATGTATTTACAAAAATCTTTTTATGAATCATACTTAAATTTAATTTTTAGAATTAAATCATTTTTTGAAAGATTATCGTGTAAAAAAAGAAATTATTCTGAACTTGATGACGATGAAACATTTTATTTTGGTAAAAACGCGAATAATTTTATATAACAATAAAATTTAATTATAATATATATTTTTTGATTTAAAATTAAATTAAATAATATATTATGAAGGCTGCTTTATGTTTTATTATTAGTTATGAACATATATTAAACAAGGAAGAACTATGGAAAGAGTGGATAGAACCAAATAAAGATATTATAAATGTATATTTTTATTACAAGGATTTTAATAAAATTAAATCACAATGGATAAGAGAACATACAATACCTCCGAATTTTATACATGAAACAAGTTATTATCATGTGATTCCAGCTTACTTGTCTCTTATGAGATTCGCTTTGTTGCACGATGCATATAATTCATGGTTCTGTATGTTAACAGATTCTTGTTGTCCTATTATATCTCCAAAAAAATTTAGATATTTATTCTATCAAAATTATAACAAGAGTATTATGAGTTGGAGAGAAGCATGGTGGAATGTTGAATTTCATAAACGAGCAAATTTGGCGAGACTTCCCAAAGAGCTTCGTCTTGCAAATGATCCATGGTTTACACTTAAGAGAGAAAATGTTTATCACGTTCTCGATTTCGTGAACAAACAACAAGACACAACAAAAACTATTTGCAGCGGAGGATTAGCAAACGAAAGTTTATTTGCTATAATTTTATATTGCTATAAGCAATTAGAATTAAAAGGACCTGTTATACAATCAGCTACACATATTGTTGATTGGAACAGAATGGAAAGTGCGACAAGCCCACACTTATTTATAAAAGCAGATGAAAAGGATATAAAATTTATTGATTCTTCATTAGAAAAAAACAAATATGTCATGTTTATTAGAAAAGTATCTCCTGAATTTCCTGACCAGATTTTAAGACATTATATTTATGAACAAAACAAAGATAATGACGACAAGTTAATTTTGATAGAGCCTAATATTTTTACTTATAATAGAATTAAAATTTATTTATATATTTATTCACCATATATGATGGGTTTATTGTTCGCTTATTTTATGTATTTATATTTAATTTAATTCGTTAAACCTATTTTTTATTTGAATTTTTAAATCTTCAAATTGAACCCACCAATCATCAAACCTAATTAATCTGTTCATATCATAATACCAAAATTTTTCTTCATCATCAGCTTTATCGTCTGGTTCATAATTAAAAACAAAATCCTTTTGAGTAATAGCAGATAACCACTTATTTAGTCTGTCAACAAATAATTTATCATTTAATGCATCTGTATATTTAAAATCACTTTTTCTATCTTCATTATATACAGAACCTGTTAGTTCATTATTAAATTCATTTGCTTCCACGATATAATTAAATTCAGATATATTTGTAAATACATCTCTCAAAGTAAAGTATACATTATCTTCTAATGTTAATTTTTTTAAATTATTATCATTATGAACTTGTAAATATTTAATACCGTTAATGATTCTTGTAAATGACATGTTTATTATTATATAATTTATATATGTATAAAATTTGTATTCAATTTTTTTTTAAATGAAATAAAATTAATTTAAATATTAATCTTCATTTCTATATACAATATAATATGAATATTGAAGCTATATTAGAAGAAGAATTTGAAGTTTTATATAATGATTGTTATGGAGGTTGGCGTATAAGCCCAAAAGCTTATGAATTATATAAAACACGAAATAATAATGTAAGTCCAAGAGGAAGAAGAAAAATAATAAGAACAGACCCAATACTTATTCAGATATACCATGAATTAGGTCCTGATTTTGATACTAAATATAGTAAGACTGAAATAGATATTTTCCCCAAAAAATATGCAAATTATATTACTTTTACAGAATATGATGGCTCAGAATCAGTTGATATAGATTACGCTCAATATGAACTCGATAATATTAAAAATAAAATAAAAGAAATTTTACAAAGTTCTTTCAGTAATGATGAAAAAATAAATGAATTAAATAAAATTATATGTTAAAGGTATAATGATAAAATTTTCTATAAAATAGTAAGAATACCATATGACATTATTATAGACTTTAATAAAACAAAAAGAAATAAAATTAATTTAAATATAAATCTTTAATACTATATAATGAGTGAAACTGATATTTTAAAAAAAGAAATAGAAGAGCTTAAAAATACAGTAGTTGAATTAGAAGAAAAATTGAAGAAATATACAGCTCCAGCTAGAAGCAAAATATATTATGAAAATCATAAAGAAGAACTTTTAGAAAATATGAAAAAATATAAACAAACACCAGAGCAAATTAAAGAGCGAAATAGAAAAGCATATTTGAAAAAAAAAGATAAAGACAATTTAAAAAATAATTGATTTAATATATATTACGTAATTTATATTAAAATATAATCTTTAGTAATAATAAAGAATGTTGAGATTAAAATATGATTATGAAATGTTGAAAAATATTTGTGATGCAGGAGGCGTTACATTGTTAGAAAATTATAAAGACAAATTTATTACAAGAGATGCGAGAATTATTGGAAAATGCATTTTATGTGAAAATAGTTTTAATAAAAGCTTAAATAATTTACATAAGCAAAGAAACTTTGGTTGTGAATCTTGTGCTAAGACAATAAAATTTGCAAAAATTAAAAATACTATGGTACAAAAATATGGAGTAGAATATGCTGCACAGTCACAAACTTTTAAAGATAAAATGCAAGTCACTACATTAGAAAGATACGGAGTAAAACATGCAAGTCAGAATGAAGAAGTTAAGGGAAAAATTAGACAAACAAATTTAGAAACATATGGTGTAGAATACGGTTTACAAAATGAAGAAGTTAAAGAAAAACGGCGAGTTTCAAATTTAGAAAAATATGGGGTTGAAAATCCTCTTCAAAGACAAGAAATAAAAGATAAAATAAAAGAAACTAATTTAGAAAAATATGGTGTTGAATATGTTTCACAGTGTCAAGAATTTAAGGATAAATGTAAAAAAACTAATTTAGAAAAATATGGTGTAGAATATTTTACACAAACAAATATTATGAAGGATAAAACCAAAATAACTAATTTAGAAAAATATGGTGTAGAACATAATTTGCAACGTGAAGAAATAAAAGAACAAATTAGAGAAGCGAATATAGAAAAATATGGAGTTGAACATGTTTCACAGTGTCAAGAGTTTAAAGATAAATGTAAAAAAACAAATTTAGAAAAATATGGTGTAGAATACGGATTTCAAAATGAAGAAATAAAAGAAAAAATTAAGAAAACAAATTTAGAAAAATATGGAGTTGAAAATATATTTCAATCACAAGAAATACAAGATAATATAAAACAAAATAATATAACTAAATATGGAGTAGAATATCCATCTCAAAACACAGATGTTATGGATAAAATAATAAAAAGTTCTTATAAATTAAAAGAATATAATTTGCCTTCTGGCATCTCAATTAAAATTCAGGGTTATGAATATTATGCTCTAGACGAGTTATTACAAAAGGAAAATATAAATGAATCTGATATTATTACTGGTTGTAAAAATGTACCAATAATTTGGTATAATGATGAAACTGGTAAAAAACATCGTCATTATGTTGATATTTATATTCCATCTCAGAATAGATGCATTGAAGTAAAGTCAGCCTGGACTGCAAAAAAAAATAAACATAATATATTTTTAAAATTAAACACCGCAAAAGAATTAGGTTATAAATATGAAATTTGGGTTTATGATAATAAAGGTAATAAAGTAGAATTTTATAATTAACATTTCCATCTCGCGTTACATTGTATACATTGAACAAATGTAGTCATCGGTTCGTCTGCGCTTCTCGTCTGCATTTGGTAATACGTACATTGATTACCTTTACACTTACGACAAGTAAACATATCAGTTGAAGCAGCAACAGTACTTTCGAATTTATTTTTATCGCGTTTAATTTTAGCATCAATAAGGATACACCATTTATCGGGACAAAGTTCTTGATGTGTCATAAACGCAACAACATGTGGTTTTACAGAACCTTCATCAATTTGCTGAACAACATCTTTGTTTAAATTTTTCATAACACTGCGTAAATGGTCAACGTAAATTTGAACGAACTGTTTATTATCCCACTTTTTAACAATTTTGCGTCTTTCAGCTTCTTTCAAAGTATAATTGAAAATGCCTTTTTCTAAATTATTGCTATTTTTTTCATTATTTAATTTCTCGTCCAACTTCTTTCTAATATTAGAACGAAATAATTCAGAGTTATCGATTTTACGAAGAGACATTCTTATTGATTTACATATAAAATATATATTTAAATCAATATCAATTTTATTATTTTTCATTATTTGAATCAGAATCATAATCATATGATTCTTCACTAAGCTCAGAACCTAAATCCTCAATAACAACATCACAATCAGCTTCATCGGATATATCTTCATTATCAGATTCTTCACTATCTTCTATACTAGAAGATGTTTCATTTTCTTCTGTATCACTGCTATCAACAACAAACCCATCCTTTAAATAACCATTTTTGGTTTTCTTTTCTTTAGGAACATTAGCAAGTTCATCTTCCTCTTCTTCATCTTCTTTTGCTGTAGTTGCTAAATCTTCAAACCCACCAAATAATTTTTCATAAATTTTATTCCATAAAGCCAAACTTAAATCTGTATAAACTTTGTTGTCATCATCCTTTTTATGATAAGCTAAAACAGCACAACTTCCAAAAAATAATTTATTATCAATTGGTGGAGGAAAATCATATTTATTTTCAGAGTTAGGACGTCCTTCAGTTTTTGCAAAAACTTCGATAAAATATTTTTTTCCATCAAATTTAGCATTCCATTCAATTTGTTTAATAAAATCTTCACTTTTTTTAAAACCGCACTTTTTATATAAATCTTCTGTTTTAAAATCTTTTATAGAAAGAGGTTTTAAAGATCCGCCCTTTTCAACGATTACTATAGTTAGTGGTTGAGACATTTATTATAATAAATTGAATAGGTTTAAATAGTTTATACAATATTATTTATAATGAAAATATATATAAACAATTTTAATATAGATTTGTTAGACTCTATAATAAAACAATTAGATGATAATTATGTTGGCTCTGAAACATACATTCAAATATATTCTACTGATGGTGTATATCAAATAAATGAAAAAAATATAACTAAATTAAAACCTAATGATAAAAGCATAAAAATATTTGAAAAATATTATGAAAATTTTACATTAATTGTTGATGAATCATATTATACAAAGGAAATTATGAACTGTCTAAACCCTGAACATACATCTACAAATGTGAAAAGATGTTTTTTCAAAATAAATAAAACATCTTTTTTAAATCTAGTAGTAGAAGGTATAGAATCTATAAATTTTAGTAAAAAAAATAAATACAATATAAATTCTAGTGATATATACTTTGAAATATCAGATAGTATTGATATAAATGATGCTTTAGTTAAAAAAGAAATAATTGTGTTTTTATCTCTCTTAAACAATATCGTAATATAATATGTTATCTTGGATCATTCAAATTACAGTTATATCAACAATTTTAATATTTTTAGTTCACCATCTAATAAATTTTTTTAAATCAACATTAACTGTTCCAAAAATAAAAGATTTAGTAAATACTCCAACACAAAAATATGAAAATATGTACAACATTATAAAGCAAAAACCAAATACTTATATAAATGAAGATTACACAAACAAAGATTACACAAACAAAGATTACACTTTAATAGATTTATTACCTAAAAAAGAAGAGACTACAATGAAAAACGAATTAAAAAATTTTTTAAAAAATCAACTACATAACTCTCCTAAAGATGGAGGAACAGAGATATCAGCTTTAGATTCTATGACAATTTCAAATTCTTTTTCTTCTTATAAAAACGATTAAATGATATAAAGATATAAAGATATAAATATATAAATATTTATAATTAATGTTGTCACAATCTGATAAAAAAAATGTTTTAAATGAATTTCCAAATATAAAACTTTCTTATGAAAATATAACCCATAAGAAAGTTTTCAATCCAGATTATATAGTGGCTATTCCAGAAGGAAAAAAATGTTTTGCTTGGTTTACATCTATAAATGAAAAAAATGTATGTTTAATTATGGAACTAACAATTAATAAACAAATTGATGATATAAAAATAACAAATGCATGCTTTTCAAGTGAATTATCATATGGGACAATACTTTATGGAACTGTATTTTATAGCTCGAAAAATAGATTTTTTTCTATTGAAGATATATTTTGTTATAAAGGAAATGATATTGAGAGAATGTGTTGGGGTGAAAAATTAATTAAAATTAATAATCTTTTACAGAAAGATTTAAAACAAATTTCATATAATAATTCTTTTATTGTTTTTGGATTACCTATAATTTGCAAAACTCAAGATGAATTAGAGAGAAAAAATATTGATTATAAAATCCAATATATACAATTTGTATTATTTAATAGAATTAATAATTACTTAATTATGGACTATAATAAATATATTTTAGATAAACCTAATGAAGTAGAAAATAAATTTATTATTCAGAACAAACCATTAGAAAAAAATACTTTTAAAAATGAAATGAAGAGAGAAATAATATTCAATATTCGTCCAGATATTGAGAATGATATTTATCGTCTATATTGTTTAAATAATGAATTAGAAGAAGAGCATGGTATTGCTCATATATCTGATTACAAAACTAGTGTAATGATGAATAAGTTATTTAGAATAATTAAAGAAAATGATAATTTAGATGCATTAGAAGAAAGCGATGATGATGATGAATTTGAAAACGAGAATGCAGATAAATTTCTCAACTTAAATAAATCATTTAAAATGTTATGTCAATTTAATCACAAGTTTAAAAGATGGGTTCCTATTAATTTAGCTAATGAAAAACAAGAAATCATAACAATTAAAGATCTTAACAATATTTACAAAATACATGAACAAAATAGATTAACAAAACATATGAGCAAAACAGGAAGATTTTAATAAATTATATAATATATATATATATATGTCAGGATCTGGAGCTTCAAATTTAGGTTATGGTAATGTAGCTCCATTAAGTAATATTAATGGAGCTTATGCAAATGTAGATAGTTCAAATTGGCCTGGAACTTTTGGAAGTAATCAAATACCTGGTCTTCCAGGTTTAGCAGGAGCAAAAAGCAATATAGATGCTGCGGCAGGAAATGTCCCAGGTATTTGTTTATTTAAAGGAGGTGCAAAAAAACTTAAAAGAAAAATAAAAAATATCACTAAACATTATAAGAAGATGAAAGCTGGAAGCAGAAAGATAAAAAGCTTAAAACGAAGAATTAAGTCTAGAATTATGTCTGGCGGTAGAAGAAGAAGTATGGCTGGAAGTAGAAGAAGAAGTAGAAGCATGGCTGGTGGTAGAAGAACAAAACATCGTCGCCATAGACAACGTGGTGGATATTCTCAATATCAAAATAATTTACCAATGACGCCTAGTTATTCAGTAGGAGGTGTTTTGCCAGCAAGTCAATTAGGTTTAGCTAATCCTCCTCCAATTACTACATTACCTAATACAACTAGTTGTATAGACAACTATAATCATTTTACAGGTAAGGGTTTCCCAAGTAGAGGACATTAATAAGTTCCTAAGACGATAATTTTTTATATAATATTTTATAATTATATAAAAATAATTTTAAAATATATAATTATAATGGAGCAAGAATTATTAAATAAAATAAAGATGTTAGAAGAAGAAAATGAAAATTTAAAAATTGAACTACAAGATACAAAAGAACATTTAAAAAAATATACTTCACCTGATAGATGTAAAAAATATTACGAAGAAAATAAGGAAAAATTACTTAATAAAATGAAAGAAAATCCTATACCATCAGAAAAGAGAAAAGAATATAATAAAAATTATTATTTGAATAAAAAAATAACAAAAATAGAAAATATTTAGGAATAAGATTTTTACATAAATTACTTAAAGTTATAATCTCTGATTATATTATAAAATGTCTAATAAAAGATTTACAAGAGTATTTTTATATGACTTATGTAAAGAATATAATATTAATTTACTTCGTGAATATGATGAAAAAGAATTAAATTATAAAACAATTATTCATTTTAATTGTTCAATTTGTAATGATAATACGTGTAAACAATTTATAAATATAGAAAAATATAATTCTTTTTGTAAGAAATGTAGTTATTATTCAACAAAAAATAAAATTAAATATGATTTAAATTATTTACACAAAATTTGTCTTGAAAAATCACTTATTTTAGAAAAAGATTATTCAGATGAAATATTAAATAGTTTAACTCAGATTGAGTTTTTATGTAATAAATGTAATTTAATAACAAATAAAAGGTTTCAATATATTACTTTGTATGATGCATTATGTCATAATTGCAGTTATATTGATAAAGGTAATAAGGCAAGAAAAACAATGATACTTAGATATGGAGTTGAAAATATTTCTCAATTAGAAAATATTAAAAATAAAAAAAAAGAGACAACAATAAAAAATTATGGTGTTGAACATAATTCACAATGCCAGTTAATTAAAGATAAAAAAATTGTAACTAGTATTAAAAATTATGGTGTAGAATATCCACATCAATGTAAAGAAGTAATGGAAAAAACTTCTAAAAATGCATATAAAATTAAAGAATTTTGTTTTCCTTCAGGCAACATTATAAAATGTCAAGGTTATGAACCATTTGCATTAGAAGATCTAGTTGAATTATATTATGAAACTGATATTATAACAGGTTGTAAAAATGTTCCTACTATTTGGTATAATGATGCATCTGGTAAAAAACATAGACATTATGTAGATATTTTTATACCTTCAGAAAATAAATGTATTGAAGTGAAATCATCATGGACAATACTAAAGAAAAGTAGCAATATATTTGAAAAACAAAAATCAGCTAAAGAAATAGGCTATAATTATGAAATTTGGGTTTATGATTGTAAAGGAAATAGAGTAGAAACCTTTTTATAATTTTTATATAATATTTAAAAAATATTTAAAAATATATCAATATTATATAAATGTCAGCAGATATGAATTACTATATTGGTTTAAATAAATCAAAATCTTCATCTAAGAAATCAGTAAAAACTCCTAAACCAGTTGAATCACCTAAAGAAAAAGAAGAATTTATAAGCTACAGACGTTATCCATATAAGCATCATAAACTAAGTTCTAGACCAAAATATTCAAATTTTTTACTAGATGAAAGTATTGCAACTGCATTAGAATTGGTAAATAATCATCCTGAAGTAACAGATAAGCAATTAAAAATTATCGAATCTAAAATTAAAGACATTTCAAATAAAAAGGGAAAATTATATTTAGAACCAGTTGTAAGTTCAGGAAAACAAAAAACAAGAAAAATAACATTTTCTCCTGGAACTAAACAAGGAGGGAAAAAAGGAACTAAACGCAATAAAAAGTCAAAAAGAACCAGACGTAATCGATATTAATTTATTTTTTAAATTTTAAAAAACATTGACCAGCTAAATATTTATCCTTTGGTTTCTCAGGCTCTTCGTCAATTTCTTCATCTGAATCATTTGCAATACTTTTATCACCAGAGCTATTACTTTTTTCAGATATTGGTTTTTTAATACATTTTTTTGCACAAGTTTTTGGCCCAGTTGAATTAGGATTAAACACAACTAACCATTTGCTTGTATCTGGTGTATAATTAGTGCTACTTGTATAAATTATTTTATAATTTTCTTTCTTATAAAATGTTTTTCTTTTACGCCATTGATTTTGAAATAAATCATGACTATCAACAATATCAACAACAATTGGGCTACTATGTTTCTCTCTAAGAATTCTTCCAACACTTTGTTCTATATCAGTTTTAGGTGTAGCCATTATTAATGTAGTAAGAGTTTTTATGTCAAGAGCTTCAGCTGCCATAGCATAAGTAGCTATAACAATTTTTTTCCCTTCAGTTGCTTTTAAAGCTTGTTCCTTCATACCTCCAATATAATAACCAACTGTTGCTATATTTCTGTGAGCTATTGCATCGTGTAAATATTTAAGTATATTTTTATATTGTGCAAGAATCATAATTTGTTGGTTTGGGTTTTCATTCAACATATCAGTTATAATTTTTAAAATGAATTCGGTTCTTCTATTATATTCACACAATTTAGATATCATTGTGCTGTAAGCAGGATTTCCTCTGTAATCTAATTTTACTTCATTAAATTCATCATCATCAACTTCATATTTAATTCCATGAACAACTACTTCTCTAGCCTCATCTCTCTTTCCTTTAAAAACAACTTCCCCTAAAAACATTTTAAATACCTTGGTTGTTCCATCTTTGCGATTCATTGTGGCAGACAATCCAAGCATATATTTAGTTACTAATTTAAAGAGAGAATTGGAAAAAACTTCACTAGAAATATGATGTACTTCATCTATAATTGTAAGGCCAAAACTTTCAAATGTTGAAGTTGGATATTCTTTCATGGACAAACTTTGAAGCATACCAATAACAATATCTTTATCATCAATATCAATAATAGGTCCTTGAATTTTACCTACACGAGCTTTAGGTAAAAATTGTTGAATTCTCTCTATCCATTGATTCATTAAAAATTCTTTATGAACAATAATAAATGTCTTTTTCTTAAGATGTGATATTATATTAAGTGAAAGCACGGTCTTACCATAAGCACATGGTAATTCAAGCAAACCTCCTCCAAAACCAACCTTATTAACGTGGTCTATATAAGTATTGACTACTATTTCTTGATTCTCTCTAAGTTTCCCAGCAAACTCCAAATTTATATCTATTCCTTCAGAAATCTTATATTGTTTAGGAGCTCCATAGTTTTCAACTCCGTAATAATGCGGAACATAAAATTTATTTCCAGATTCGCGATATGCTGGAAAAGTTTTATTTCCTTCAGAATTATTCATTGGTGAACCCATAACAAATGGTTTAATCATTAAATCATTTCTTATTTGTTTTTGTTGCTCGATTTTTAGTTCATTTTTAGGTATAGTATATCCTTTTTGTCCTAAGTAAGTATTAATTTCCATGTTTGGGTTATATTATTTAGTAAATTATATTTATATCATTTTACTAATCTTTAATGTTTAATAAATAAAAATCTATTAATATGATATATGGAAAGTTTTTCTAGTTTATTTAAAAAAGAACACATGGGTGAACTAGTCTTGGTAATATTGCTAATTGTTTATTTAATATTAGGTTTCAAGACTCCAGAACCAATCGCAAATATAATTGATTCTTTAATTGGAAAAGTTGTTATATTTATTGTTGTAATTTATTTATTTATGCATTGTAATCCAATTTTAGCTGTATTATCTCTTTTTGTTGCTTTCGATTTAATTCGTCGTTCTTCAATGACAACTGGAATAGATGCTCTTCAAAGATTTGCTCCATCTGAACAAAAAAAATCATCTCAATTTACAGCATTTAATCAATTTCCTTATACTTTAGAACAAGAAGTTGTTGCTAAAATGGCACCTATAATGAAGTCAGGTTCATCATTAAATCAAGCTTCATATAAACCATTATTAGATAACCTTTACGATGCTTCGCCTGTAAATGGTTCTAATTAAATAATTAATAATTAAATAAATTAATAAATTAATAATTATTTGTATTTTTTTTCATATTATATTATATTTTTTTTTGTTGTCCAGCCATTGAGTCAGTTTCTAAAGAAGATTGTCTTTCTTTATATTCATTTATTTTTAATAAATTATTTAAAGAAATATCTTTTAATTCTAATTGTCTTTGTTCTAATTTATTAGCATTTGTTTGGTCTTCTTTTAAAAGCTTTTCAATTAAACCAGTTTTTTTTAATTTCATTCCCCAAGGATTACTCATTTTATATTATTATAATATTAATAATTATTTTAAATATTTAATCCAGATACTTTTGGAAGGGAAGGTAGTTTTGTAGCGCCAGTAGTAATCCATGAGTAAATATAGTTAAACATTAAAAAAACAATAACAAATAAAATACATCCAATTATTATTTGAATTATTAAAGAAACTATAGGACTATTCATCATATTTGATAAGTCATATGAAGGAGTGTTTTTAGAGTATTCTACTGATGTTTCTTCTTCAGAAGAACCTGTTGGTTTACACGAAATATAAATACCATCTCCAACACTTCCACTTGAATTAGGACCAGAAGAGTTAAAGAATAAAGAATTTCCTATCATTGGAAGTGGAAAAGGTTTAATTATTTGCCCAAGAGTAGTTAGTGTATTACTGTTTAAAGGTATTGCAGATAAAATTCCAAATACAATCCAATCATTTTTATCAGGATCCGTATAACTAAAAAATGGCTTATTTGGAACTACATTTTGCAATGTAAAATCAGTTAAACTTAAATTTGTTGAATTACCTTGGCTAGGAGCGTTTGTAGCAACGCTTTGAATAATTTCAGTTACGAGATTTGAAGCAGTTGAAGATTCGCTTGATGAAGAAAAAGGAATTGCAACAAATAATTGACCACCTCCATTTACAGGAGAATGTTCAATTACAATTTCTGCTGGAGCTTGAGAACCGTTAAATGTATGAAGTGAAGGACATGTAATTATAATATTTGTTACATTATATTTTTGATTATTGTATAAAACAGGAGGAACACTACTATTATCATAAGATAATCCTATCATAACACCATTATTTCTAGCATTTGAATTACTTTCAGAATATTTAAAATTATAAGCACATTTTAAATCACATTTACCTGAAACATTTTGAGATGATATATCTATATTTTGAGTACTCATTAATATAACTATATAAATAAAAATATTAATTTATTTATATAGAATGAAATTAACTAAAGGAAAAATATCCAAATTATACAATAAGAAAAAACAAAGTTTAAAAAAGAAAGTTAATAAGAGAAAGACTTCAAATAGAAGCAAGACATTTAGAAGAAAACGAATAGTAAATTTATCTAGAAAATCATTAAAAAGACTCCATTATAAGAAATTAAGAGGAGGTGAAAACAAAAGTGAAGAAGAAGTGTTGCCTAAATTAGAAGATAATGAAGAAAAACCTATTGTTGAATCAGATGAGAAATCAATTAAAGAAACTACTGAACAACCAGTTGAAGAAACTACTGAGAAACCAGCTGAAGAAACTACTGAGAAACCAATTGAAGAAACTACTGAGAAACCAGCTGAAGAAACTACTGAACAACCAGTTGAAGAAACTACTGAGAAACCAGCTGAAGAAACTACTGAGCAACCAATTGAAGAAACTACTGAGAAACCAATTGAAGAAACTACTGAACAACCAATTGAAGAAACTACTGAACAACCAATTGAAGAAACTACTGAACAACCAGTTGAGCAACCAATTGAAGAAACTACTGAGAAACCAGTTGAAGAAACTACTGAACAACCACTTGATCAACCAGTTGAGCAACCAGTTGAGCAACCAATTGAAGAAACTACTGAACAACCAGTTGAGCAACCAGTTGAGCAACCAATTGAAGAAACTACTGAACAACCAGTTGAGCAACCAGTTGGACAACCAATTGAAGAAACTACTGAGCAACCAGTTGGACAACCAGTTGGACAACCAATTGAAGAAACTACTGAGCAACCAGTTGGACAACCAATTGAAGAAACTACTGAGCAACCAGTTGAACAACCAGTTGAAGAAACACCAGATAAACAAGAACTTACACAAGCACTTGATACTGTAGTAGAATATATTACAGATAAAGTTGCTCAAAAGGTATCCCAAAATATTTCAAGTCAATCAAGTGATAGTCAACAAAATGGGTTTGATTCGATAAATAAAGTTGCAGAAACAATGGCAACAACTGGTGGAAAAAAACGAAGAACACGTAGATTTAAAATAAAAACAAATAAAAATAAAACAAGACATTTAGCTTAATAATATAAATTATAAATTATATATTATTTAAACAAAAGGTAAATATTTGATAGTATCATTATCATATATCGTAACTCTATATACCTCATTAGAACCTTCAATATAAACGGTATCTGCATTATACAATTTGTCACACCCATACTCATTTGTACAACTTTTTCCAGAGCGAGATACAGGTAATTTTACATTATTATGCTGATTGCTTGTAGAATAATATTGCCATTTGTCTCTATTTGTAAAAAGAGGACGTCCCATTAAAGGTATTATGTTATCTTTACTTGAACCATTTGATGGTGTTAATATTCCAAGTTGTCTATATGAAGTATCAACAGCACCTATATTAGTAGAAACATTAATAGGAACTGCACCCATCGGGACGCCATTAAATCCAGGAATAAAATAACGTTCATCTCTTAAAGGTGGAGCATAAGGATTTAATAATGGGTCACTTGGCAAATTAGTATAAGGCCAACTAGGAATTAAACCCCCAAACCATCCACCATTCTCTCTTTGAGTGTCTTTAATAATAATTTTTTCAGATGGTTTATTGTTGACAGTAATATTTTGAGTATTCATGCTTTTGTAAATTAAATAAACAATAACTAAAATACAAATTATAATAAAAAACATTGAATAATTTTCAACACATATAACTCCAGGAGGACACTTTTTCATATTATAATATTATAATATAAAATACTAATTAAATATTATGAAAGTTGTTTTAAGATTTTGGAACACCTCCTAAACCGCTAGACATTTTTTTAGCAATTTCCATAATACTTCCTAATCCTCCGCTTCCATTATCCATACCTTTCATCATTTCTTGAGCTTTTTCTGCCATAGGCATAATGCCTTTAATAAGAGGTGTCATCGCCTCCATTGATTTAGCAAGTTCCATTTGTTGTTGCATTAATTTTTGCGTATCACCAGTTAAACTTTTAACACCATCACTTCCTAGAATTTGATTTAATTGATCATAAGCATCTTCAATAGTTGTAGCATAATCAATTTTAGAACCACCATTTTTACGACGTCCAACTTCAAAACCAGATTTTTCATCGGCAACATTTGAAGAAACAACTCCTCCATCATTGTGTGAGTCAGTAGGAACAATTATAGGTGTATCTTTCTTCTTCTTATCTTCAAGCGCTTTATTTAAAATATTTTTTTGTGAAGATTTGTCGGACGTTCCATCTGTGTTATTTTCCATACCCTCAAATTGGTACGAATTATTTTTAAAATTAAATAAGTTTACTAAAATAAGAGGAACACCTAAAACAATAATCATATTTTTACTAAAGTATCTAACTAGAACAGCTAATACTATAAAAAAAGCAGCATTATTCAAGTTTCCCATAATAGCGTATCCAATTACATTTAAAAAAGCAAGAAAAGAAACAATATTTAATACCCACTTGTTTGTAAGGATTTTCGATACAGTTGAGTTAAGTTTCATTATATATATATTATTTAAAAAAAATTGAATAAATTATGTATATTATAATAATAAATATAATAATATAATGACAGATTCAGAATATACTGATTCAGATAATGAAAGCGAATATGATGTAGACATTAGTAATACAATTTATGAACCAGAAGAAGAAAGTTTAACTCGGTTTAATATATCACTATGCGAATTATATAACAAAAATGTACATGGAAATGTAAATTCAGAAGTATTGTATCATTATTTAGTTTTCTTTAGATATAAAAAATTAAATGTAGAACATATAACAGAAACAATAGAATTAATAAATTATGAATATCTAAATTTGCCAAATAAAAGTCATGATATTTTTAGAAATTATAGTGAAATTATAAGAAATGAAAAATATATTAAACCAGAAATAATAGAATGTATTTATTTAGACACAGGTCATTGCATTGCTATTAAAAAAACATTTTTGATAAGAATAATACAGCGTTCTTGGAGAAATATTTTAAAAAAGAGAGAACAAATAATAAAAATAAGAGGTCATCCAAATTCTTTAAGACAAAGGGCAATTACTGGAAAATGGCCTGAAAGTTGTAGAATTTATCCAAGTTTAAAAGGAATGCTTATTAAATAATTTTAATTGCTCTTTCTTGAAGAAGTTGTTCTTCTAGATGAAGATGATGAAATACTTCTTCTCTTTGTATTATTTCTGTATATAAATCCTCCCTTTTGTTTTCTTATTTTTTTTGTTTTCTTACCACCCATAATTGCTCCATTTTTGTATGCAATATTATTACGACTTAGGATTGGAATTACATCTTGTATTGTTTTTGCTTGTCTTAATTCTATTAGTGCATCTTTATATTTCTGAACATTTCCTCCTTGTCCAGCCTTTCTTTGAACTCCTATAACAATGTCTTTAAATGAAACTTGCACAGGCGTTGTTTCTCCTAGTGGCATAATAGAAATTAATTCATCAGGATTAATTTGAGTGATAGGTTGTGAATTTTTTCCCTGAATTATATTGCTAATATTTTGAATAGATTGTTCAATTTCTAAAAATAATTTGCTAATATACTGTTCAGATTGTTGATTAGGAACTGAATTAGCTAATTTTTCTAAATTATCTGTAGCTAGATTAATAGCTTCTGTTGCTGCAATAATTCTTTTAATTAAATCGTCATTTTGACTTTTAAGCTGTGAAATTTGTTCATTTAATTGAGTAATTTGATTTGCTCCTGTATTTTGTGTATCAGTTATAGTCTGGGCATGAGTAGCAGCTTCATCTGTTTTATTTTTTAATTGTGTTTGTAATTCTAACATTTTATCATCACAATCTTTAATTTTAGCCATTAATTCATTAATTTGAGTTTGGTTTGCTTGCTCTTGAGATGCTAATTGTTTTTGAAAATTGTCAGTTTGTTGTTTAATCTGTTCAGCATGTTGATTTTGATTGTCACCTTTATTTGCTAGCTCAGCAGTTAAAGCATCAGATTGATTTTTAAGAGCAGTATTATCTTCAGTTAATTTACGAATTTGTGATTCATCAGAATCAATTTTTTGTTGAAAAGCATTTTTGTTATCATTTGCTTGCTTTTGAAAATCAGTTAATTGTTGTGCAATCTGTTGTTTTTCAGCTTCCAATGCAGTAACACGTTGTGTTAAAGAAGCAATTTGTTTATCTTTGTCACTTACAGAATCAGTATTAGATTTGACTTGTCCATTTAAACCATCAAGGCTGGTTTTGAGTTTATTAATTTCCCCTGCTAAATTTGTAATCTTGTCATTAATTTCTTTTAACTTAGCAATTAATTTATCACTAAAATCTTTTTTTTGCTGGAGACTATTTTGAATTACCTGGTTCATTCCATTAAGTTTATTCATGCTAGTTTGAAAATCTTGTAAAAATTGTTGATTTTGTGTCATAACTATATATTAAATTTATATTAAATTAAATATAAAGCATGATTTAATGTAAAATATTCTTTTCTTTTAATTCAGAATTAATATAATTTGTATTATTTATTATATTGTCTAAACCTTTTTTAATAGACTTAACTTCATGAAGTATTTTGTTTTGTTCAAATTTTGCATCTTCAATGTTATGTTTACTTAATTTACCTGAAGAAGACAAATCATGTATATAATTATTTAATAATTCAAGTGCTGAAATTTGTTCTTGTTTTTGTTGAGAAATATAATTATAATAAGTAACATAGTCATTTTTTACTGCATCTAAAAAACGATTCTGCTTTGATATAAATCTAAGTTTTTTTTGTTTATCGAGAAGCATTCTTCTTTTTGAGTCAATTAAAGCTTCTATATGTAATAATTGTTCATCTCTCTTAGCTAAAGGCATATTAAAAGGTATTTTAACTGGGATTATTTCCATTCTTAAAATAACTAATTATTTTAATATTATATAAAAAAATATTAAAATCTTCGTAATATATTATTTAGGATGTCAAAAATTCAAACAGAACCTTTACTAGCACCAGATGATAATAGATTTGTTATGTTTCCAATTAAATATGAAGATATATGGGATATGTATCAAAAACAAGTTGAATGTTTTTGGAGACCTGAAGAAATTGATTTATCTAAGGATTTGATAAGTTGGGAAAGCTTACATCAAGATGAAAAATATTTCATTTCTATGATTTTAGCTTTTTTTGCAGCTAGTGATGGAATTGTATTGGAAAACATCGCTTCACGATTTATGAATGATGTTCAAGTTTCTGAAGCTAGAGCATTTTATGGTTTCCAAATTGCGATGGAAAATATACATAGTCATACATATAGTAATTTAATAGAAACATACATTAAAGACAAAGAAGAGAAGTCGAAACTCTTTAATGCTATTACACACTTTCCTTGTATAAAAAAGAAGTCTGATTGGGCACAAAAATGGATTCATGATAATCGCAGTAGTTTTGCGACCAGATTAGTTGCATTCGCGTGTGTAGAGGGTATTTTCTTTAGTGGTGCATTTTGCAGCATCTATTGGTTAAAGAAACGTGGTTTAATGCCTGGTCTCACATTCAGTAATGAATTGATTTCTAGAGATGAAGCTCTTCACTGCGAATTTGCTGTGCTTTTATATTCAAAACTTTTAAAGAAAATTGATAAAACTCGCATTCATGAAATTATTAAAGAAGCCGTTGAAATTGAAATCGAATTCATTTGTGAAGCGTTACCATGTAAATTAATTGGTATGAATTCTGATTTAATGACGCAATATATTAAGTTTGTTGCCGACAGATTAGTTGTTCAACTTGGATACAAGAAGATTTATGGTGTTGCCAACCCTTTTGACTTCATGGAGCTCATTAGTTTAGAGGGGAAAACCAACATGTTCGAGCGTAAAATTGCCGAGTATAGTTTAGCAAATAAAACACAAACAACCGACACCTTTGAGCTCACAGAAGATTTTTAAAAATAAAATTGACACTATAATAAAGATAATATGTTATAAGATATTATAAGATATTATAGAATTATTACTTAAAGACAAATTATTATTTATTATAAATGCCAAAAACTCAAACTGATTATTCGCAAACAATTATTTACAAACTTTGCTGTAAAGATACTTCTATTTTAGATATATATATTGGTCACACTACAAATTTTACTCAAAGAAAAAATCAACATAAAACATCTTGTTCTAATGAAAATGACAAAAAATATAATCAATGTGTATATCAATTTATTAGAGATAATGGAGGTTGGGATAATTGGTCAATGATTCAAATTCAAGAACATAATCTTAAAAATAAAAGAGAAGCAGAATCAACTGAACATTATTGGATAGAACAATTAGGTGCTAAGCTAAATACTAATAAACCATATGCTAAATGTAAAGAAGAACCTCAATTATATAAACAATGTTGGTATGAAGAAAAAAAAGATTACATATTACAAAAAGCAAAAGAAAATTATGAAGAAAATAAAGAACAAAAATTGGAATATCAAAAACATTATGTAGAAGAAAATAAAGAAAAAATAACAGAATATCAAGACGAATATAGAGAGAAAAATAAAGCACAACTTTATGAACAAAAAAAGATATACAGATCAGAACATAAAGAAGAAGCTTCAAAGGCCAATAAAGCTTGGAGAGAAGCTAATAAAGAAAAAATATCAGAACAAAAAAAACAGGTTATTGATTGTGAATGTGGAAATAAATATACATTTGGAAATAAACATGGACATCTTCAATCTAAAACTCATATTGATTATCAAAATCAACTTTGTGGTATTATAAAAGAACAAGAGACGAAAATATCTCAAGAAGAAAAATCAGAAATAATTAAACAAAAACAAAAGGAATATAGAGAGAAAAATTCTGAAAAAATTAAAAATTTTAAAAAAGAATATAATGAATCACACAAAGAACATATTAAAGAACAAACCCAAAAATATTACGAAGAACATAAAGAAGAAATTAAACAAAAAACTAAACAATATACTGAAGAAAATAAAGAAACTATTAAAGAATATAAAGATGAATGGTATCAAAAAAATAAAGAAAAAATTTTAGCAAAACAAAAGGAGACCTTTACTTGCGAGTGTGGTTCTGAAGTAAGATGTTCTGGTAAAGCAGAACATAATAGAAGTATTAAACATAAAAATTATTTAGAAACAAATTGAGTTATATAATAAATTAATGGGACACTTTTTTTGTTATTCTTTTGGTATTTTTTTAGGTATACAAATTGGAAAAGGAATAAATCCAAACTATACATATCTTTTAAATAAATATAATAAAGTTAATACTGATTATTATAAAAATAATCAAATGAATTATCGATTCAATAAATAAGCAAATGTTTAACGATGTCTTCTACGTCTGCTATTTCTTCCGTCTTTTCCTTGAAACTGAGATACTTCATTATTATTAACAATTTCAAAAGGAAAAATATGGTTCTCTCTGTATTATATATTTATATAATTATATATAAATATAATTTATATATTAAATATAAATGAAGGAACCATCATTTGATGTTGAAACTTGCAGCGAAGAATATAAAGAATATATAAGAGGTGCTAAATATGGAGATATAGTTGAACAAATTTCTAATGAGTACATGATTTTTATTTATAGAAATAAAAAACATATTGTAAAATTTAATTTAGATTTTTCATATGATTTTGAAAATGGTTTTAATCATTCTTATTTTTCAAATTTTTCATGTTCAGTAAATATAAATAATAATTTAATGGAAGCTTTTCAGAATTTCATTAAACACAATTTTGTTACAGAAGACCGTTTATCTTGTTAATTTATTCAACTTTTTTTCCTTTTTTTACAGTTGGTTCCTTTTTAGCTTTTGGTTCTTTTTTAGCTTTTGGTTCTTTTTTAGCTTTTGGTTCTTTTACCTTTGGTTCTTTTATTTTTGGTTCTTTCTTTTCTTTTATTTTATCTCCAAATAAACCTACAGTTTCATAATCTAATTTATCCCTCTTGTTTTTATTCATTGTTGAAACTCTTCCAAGGAACTGTGGAAATTTTACCATTCCTTTCTTATTGCATTTTGACGTAGCTTTAATTGTATTTAAAGCAACATGCTTTGATAATTCAAAGTCAAACACAGCATCAAATAAATCTGCATCAGATAATGAATCAGCAGAATAAGATATATTTTCCAAACGTTTAACATCATCCTTTGTAGTTAACGTATTATTAATATAATTCTCTTGAATCATTAATGTATGAATATCGTGTGCCATCCAATAATATTTAACTTTATCATCAATACTTGTTTCCATTGAGAATAACTTTGCTGTCGTATCAAATATGTTTAAGCTTTGGATATTTTTACTTGTATCTCCCTTTTTTAAACCTAATTGCAAACTATTTAATATAAAACGAATGTCTCCATTTGATTGTTCATATAATTTATCCACTCCTTGTTTACTAATTTTTATATTTTCATTTGTTACAACATTATAAATTAATCTATAAACATCATCATAACTTGGTTTTATAAGCTTAAAATCTACACAATAATTCAATATTGGTTTAATATTTTGGTTGTATCTATCATCACAAATACAAATGATTGGGATTTGTGTTTCCTTTATGCATTCAACAAGAGTAGAAATAAACCCATAATCTCCTCCACTACTGTCAATATCGCTTACAACTAATACATTCTCTTGTCCATCAAATGTTTTTTTTGTTTTTAATATTGGTTTAATGGTTTGCATTATAGTTTCTTTATCTCTATCATCATCAATTGATAAATTTATAATGTTATAATCGTGTTTGTTAAGAAGAAGCTCAACTAGCAACGACTTACCAACTCCATTAACTCCAGAAACTAATGCACATTTTGTTTTTTTTTCATTTGGTTCCCATTCTAATAACCACTTAATAAAAGGTTGGATAATATTTTTGTTTCCAATAAAATTTTCAATCTTATTTGGTCTATACTTTGAAGCAAACATTGTGAGTATTTTATTATATTATGATTTTAATAATATAATATAAATCATTTTTATATTTAAATATAAATTTATAAATATTGTATAAAATGATTACTTGCAATTTAATGGGAGGACTTGGAAACCAAATATTTCAAATATTTGCTACGATTTCTTATGGCATTAAGAGTTCAAATCAATTTAAATTTTTGGATTTAGAAACTCTAGGAGGAGGTTCTTCAACACTTAGATATACATTTTGGGAAACTTTTTTTGTTAATTTAAAACCATTTTTAGTAACAGAATTTCCTTCAGTTCAGGTTATTAAAGAGAATGGATTTACATATAAACCATTATCTGTTATTGAAATGGTTAATAATGATATTATGATATATGGATATTTTCAAAGCTACAAATATTTTGAAAATTATTATGCAACAATTTGTAAAATTATTGGACTAAATGGCATGAAAGAAGAATTGACCAAAAAATTGAATTTAACTAATGAATATTTAGAAAATTCTATAAGCATTCATTTTAGAATTGGTGATTACAAAAAAATTCAAGAAATTCACCCATTGACTACATATGATTACTATGAAAGATCTATAAATTATATTAAACATATAAACTCTGATAAAAAGTTTAATATACTTTATTTTTGTGAAGATATTGATTTAAATGATGTTTTAATTACAATAAATAAACTTACACAAAAATTTACAAATTATAATTTTATACGATGCGATAATAGTCTTGCTGATTGGGAGCAAATGTTATTAATGAGTTTATGTCATCATAATATTATTGCAAATAGTTCTTTTAGTTGGTGGGGAGCTTATTTTAATTCTTGGACTGATAAAATTGTTTGTTATCCATCTGTTTGGTTTGGTGCTGTAGTAAATAATGATACAACAGATTTATGCCCGCAAAATTGGATAAAAATTTTAGTATAACAAATATATATATATATATATATGCCTGTAAATTTAGTTGGTTATATTTTGTCAGATACAGATTTAACACTTAATACGGACTATATTTATGAGGTTATTGACGGTAGAGTCTTTGTAAAATTTATTAATCCAAATAAAGAGTATAATATTCAATTTACACAATCAACTTTAATTGACGTTTTAGTAGTTGGTGGTGGTGGATCTGGTGGAGGTACAGATTCAAGGGATGGCGGAGGAGGTGGAGGAGGTGGAGGAGGTGTTTTAGCTTTAGATAACATATCTGCTAATGCAAACACTATATACAATATAAAAGTTGGTGCAGATTATTTTACGGGCCCTATATATCCATCTACATCTAAATTTGATAATCATATCGTGCATCCAGGGTTATTAGGTGGATCGAAAATTTTTATTCTTCAAGCCAAAGGCGGTTCTAGTGGAAATTTAGACGCTTCTGGAGTAATACCTATTGCTGGAGGAAGTGAATCTTATATCTATATAGATAACTTAACCAAAACATGGGGAGGAGGTGGAGGAGGTGGAGCGGGTGGAGTAGGTGGAAATTCGTTAATAGAACCTGAAATTAAAGCATGCATTGGTGGAGACCGAGGTCCAGGTAAACGATGGGATAAAGATAATCGTTTTTATGGGGTCGGAGGACCTGGTGCATGTGGTAGAATTTTAGTCCTTTACAATATAGTATATACAACAATGGATATTGATTATATTGGTGAACAATATGGAGTTGGTGGTTGGGGAGGAAGTTTTGGCTATAAAAAAAAAGGTTTTAATGCTTCTCAAAATGATATCTATAATACTGTCTTAGGAACACATCCAAACCAATATGTCCAAGGTGGCCTTGGACATTCAGGTGTAGTCATTATTTCTTACATGTTGCCTCCTCCAACTTTATCTGATTTTCCAAATTTAGCGTCTTCTTATGGAGGCGTTTCCTTTAATTTAACAAATCCAATTTCAAATAGTACAGGGATCTTCAGCTTTACAAGTTCTAAACCAGAAGTTGCTATTATTTCTGGAAGAACCGTAACGATTATTGGTAGTGGAACTACAACTATTACAGCAACCCAAGATGCATCTGGTAATTTTTCAGAAGGAATAATAGATGCATCTCTAAATGTAGCACAAGCAAATCCAACAATAACAAATTTTCCAACTATAAATAAAACATACGGAGATGCTTCTTTTAATTTAACAAATCCAAATTCAAATAGTTCTGGTGCATTTAATTATATAAGTAATAATGAAGCAATTGCTACTATTTTAGGACATACTGTAACGATTGTAGGATCTGGAAATACAACAATTAGAGCAACTCAAGATGCATCTGGTAATTATTTAAGAGGAACAAAAGATGCATCTCTACATGTAGCACCAGCAAATCCAACAATAACAAATTTTCCAACTATAAATAAAACATATGGAGATATACCTTTTGATTTAAATGCTTCTTCAAATAGTTCTGTTGCATTTAATTATATAAGTAATAATGAAGCAATTGCTACTATTTTAGGACATACTGTAACGATTGTAGGTGTAGGAAATACAACAATTACAGCAACTCAACCTGAATCTGGTAATTATTTATCAGGGTCTTTAGACATAAATCTAAATGTAGCAAAAGGAGAACCTACTATAAGTTTTTTAATTAATTTAAATACAAATTTATCTGACGGAACTTTTACATTAGTTCCAAGCTCAAATAGCATAGGTAATTTCAGCTTTACAAGCTCTTACCCATTAGTTGCAACTATTTCTGGAAATATTGTAACAATGCTTACTGCTGGAACAGCAACTATTAGAGCAACACAAGAAGAATCAAACCTTTACTTAGGTAAATTTATAGATACAAGTTTTACAGTAGTAGATACAAGTTTTACAGTAGTAGAAACTCCTGCAATATCATCGTCTTCTGTTACGCTTGGTGATACAAAAGTAACAGTATTTACATTCGGAGAAGGTTCTGTTTTAGTAGTTCCTGAACGTAAAAACGTAAACCCATTTTCAACAGTAACATCTATAAGAGTAGGAACTACTATATACACAGTTATGACTTAAAATAAAATTTTAATTATTCATAAAACATTTTTATAATTATTTAATATATATTTATTTTTGGTATATTAAACAAATTAAATATATATATATATGTCACACTTCGGATATTTAGACACAACATTTGGTTCTCTTTCTGGTTCTGTTCCTGGTTCTCGTACAGGTAAAGTTATTACTGATTTTGGTGGGGATGATAATGCTAGTTCTGTTGCAATAAACCAAACAAATGGTAAGATTATTGTTGCTGGATATAGTAATGTAAGTGGAACTTATGATTTTGCTTTAGCATGTTATACATCAGACGGAGAATTAGACTTATCTTTTGGTTCTAATGAAACAGGTAAAGTTATTACTGATTTTGCTGGAACTAATGATGTCGGTGGAACTAATGATGTCGCTATTTCTGTTGCAATAAACCAAAATAATGGTAAGATTATTGTTGCTGGAACTGTAAATAATAATTTTGCTTTAGCATGTTATACATCAGACGGAGAGTTAGACTTATCTTTTGGTTCTAATGAAACAGGTAAAGTTATTACTGATTTTGGTGGAATTGATTATTGTATGTCTGTTGCAATAAACCAAACTAATGGTAATATTATTGTTGTTGGATATACCAATGTAAATGGAACTAATGATTTTGCTTTAGCATGTTATGAACAAAGTGGATATTTAGACGAAAGATTTGGTTCAGCTGGTCCAGGTAAAGTTATTACTAATTTTGGTGGAAATTATAAAGCTACTTCTGTTGCGATACACCAAACAAATGGTAATATTATTGTTTCTGGATATATAACTCTAAATGGAACTAATAATCTTGTTTTAGCATGTTATTCATCGACCGGTATTTTAGACACCACATTTGGTTCTAATGCAGGTGTTGTTACTACTGGTTTTACCGGACAATCCGATTCTTTTTCTGTTGCAATAAACCAAACTAATGGTAATATTATTGTTGCTGGAACAGTAAATGGTAATATTACTGCTGCTGGAAAAGTAAATGGTGATTTTGCTTTAGCATGTTATACATCGACCGGTGATTTAGACAACACATTTGGTTCTAATGGTAAAGTTTTTAATGATTTTTATAGAGGATATGATAAAGCTAAGTCTGTCGCAATAGATAATTTTAGTGGTAATATTATTGTTTCTGGATATACCAATTCAGATTCAAATAATAGTATGATAAAGTATTTTTTAGCATGTTATACATCGACCGGTTATTTAGACAAAAAATTTGGTCCTGAAAAAAATGGTAAATTTGTTACTCATTTTAAAGAAGGAAATAATGAAATTATTAGTGCTATTGCTACTTCTGTTGCAATAAACCAAACTAATGGTAAGATTATTGTTGCTGGAACTATAAATGGAACTACAACTATAAATAGAACTAATTATATATATGAAAATGGAACTAATTATTTTGCTTTAACATGTTATATTGGATGGTATACTACGAAACTTCCACCCCTATTTACAAATCCATTTAGTACTATTATGACTATTAGGTCAGATACAAATTTAATAATTAATAAGGACTATAATTATGAGATTATTGGCGACAGAATCTTTGTAAGATTTATTAATCCAGATAAAGAATGTAATATTTATTTTACACAACAAACTGTAATTGACGTTTTAGTGGTTGGTGGTGGTGGGAAAGGTGGAAATTTAGAAATAGATAAAGGTATGCTTTTATATCTTGGAGGTATACTTACTGGATCTGGAGGAGGTGGAGGAGGTGGCGTTTTAGCTTTAGATAACATATCTGCTAATGCAAACACTAGATACAATATAAAAGTTGGTAATAAATTTAATAATAATCTAGATATAAATTTATCTAAATCTAATTTTAATAATTATATTGCAGATCCAGGGAGAGAGGGTAACGTAAGATTTATGTTTAATACTGCTTCTGGTGGTAATAGTGGAAATTATAATACTAATGGAGATTTTTATGGAGGAGGATTACAAGATAATACAACTAAGTCTATTCTTGATGGTTATGGTAATATAATTGGTTATTATTCAACTGGTGGAGGAGGTGGAGGAGGTGGAGCGGGTGGAGCGGGTGGAGCAAGTATATCAACTAAACCGGGAATAGGTGGAAAACGAGGTCTAGGTAAACAATGGAATAAAGATAATCGCTTTTATGGGTTTGGTGGACCTGGGGGTTCTGGAGATTACAAAACAATGGATATGGAATATAATGGTGAACAATATGGGGTTGGTGGTTATGGAGGAGCTTCGGGGTTCACAAAAGACGGAATAAAATACAATTTTGATTACTTAAATACTGCAATTTATATTACGCTTATAGGAGGCGATGGAACATCAGGTGTAGTTATTATTTCTTACATTTTACCTCCTCCAACTTTATCTGATTTCCCAACTATAGATAAAACATATGGAGATGTTTCTTTCAATTTAATAGATCCAACTTCAAACAGTACAGGAACATTCACTTTTAGTAGTTCCAATACAGCAGTTGCTACTATTTCTGGAAGAACCGTAACAATTGTTGGTGCTGGAACTACAACTATTACAGCAACACAAAATACAAGTAACATTTTTTCAGGAGGAACAACAATTAATGCAACTTTAAATGTTGGAAAAGGGTATCCTACTATAGAAATAATACAAATAGAAAAACATTATGGAGATGCTCCTTTCATATTAAACCCTAATTCAAATAGTACAGGAACATTCACTTTTGTAAGTTCAAATACATCTTCTGTAACTATTGATGGAAATATTGCAACAATTGTTGGTATAGGAAGTAGTCAAATAATTATTACACAATCAGAGACAGACAATTTTTATGAATCAATTGCATTTGATAGTGTTATAAGTGTACCAATAACTTTCCCAGAAATAAGTAATTTTGAGGATTTAAATAAAAATTTAAATAAAAATACTTTCACATTAAATCCAATTTCAATTAGTACAGGTGCATTTACTTTTACAAATACTAATCACGGATTTTATTATAGAAATGAAGATTTCAATACATCTGTTGCAACTATTTCTGGAAATGTCGTAACAATGCATAAAGTTGGTACAACAGCTATTAGAGCATCTATAGAAAGAACCCCATTTTACAGAGAAACATATAAGGACATAATGTTAACTGTATCAATTCCTACAGTAGATTCTTCTTCTGTTACAATAGATGGCAAAAAAGTATCATTATTTGCATTCGGAGAAGATATTATCGCAGTTGTTCCACCTAAAAGCTATGAAGGTTCATCTGTTCCAATATCAACAATAACATCTATTAAGGTAGGAACTTCTATAGTTACAATGATGACATAAAATACACTTTTAATTATTTAAAGAAACAAAATTCATAAAACATTTTTATAATTATTTAATATATATTTATTTTGTTTGGTATATTTAATTTTGCTTGAATGTTTTGTATTTGTGGAATATGCATTTTGGTTGAATCAACATTATTTTTCTGTGCGATTTTTGAATCCATGACTAGATAATAACTTATCTACTTTATTATCGTTTCCTTTTGAATTAAATGCTGACTTATCATGAATTCTATGTCTAACAAGTATTTCTTTAAAATTATAAAATTTTGTATTATTTTTTCTTAGCCTTAACCAAATATCATAGTCTTCTACTCCATCCCATATGCCATTCCAATAGCACAATTCTTTTTTAATAATACAACTGGAATTAATAAGTGGATTAACTAGAGAAAAATCAATATGTGAAATATTACCAAAAGGTATATTTGGTGTTATTCCATTTAATCTTTCTCCAAAATATACACATTGACTACCAACAACATCAAAGTCATTTAGTGCTTGTGATTGTAATTCTAGTTTTTGTGGATGCCATATATCATCAACATCAAGAATCGCTACATAATTAAAATTGCAAAATTGCATCATAAAATTTAAAGTATTTGATTTACCTTTTATATCATAAAAGTCAAAAACTCTTATTTTTTCATTTTCATATTGCTTTGCTTTTTTATATACTTCTGAATCTTGTGGGTGACCATTTATACCAATTAATAGCTCCCATTTATCATATGTTTGGTTTAAAACAGATGAAACAGATTCATTAATAAATTCAATACCATTATATATAGGAATTACTACACTAATCATTTAATATAGTATATTATATTTGTATTTATACTATTTAAAATAAATACAATATAAATAAATAAATTATTATTTGTTAATAAATGAATAATAATTTAACAATTGTTTCTGGATTTTGGAAAGTAGTAAATAAACACGATAATAAATTTGATAATTGGTTTAGTAAAACATTAAAAATAAATTGTCCTTATGTTTTTTTTGGAAATGAAGAAAGTATTAATATTGTAAGAAAACATAGAAAATCATTGCCAACACATTATATTAATTGTGAAATTTCAGATTTTTATACATATAAATATATTGATTGTATTGAAACGCATGATAAACATTGTCCTTCAAAAGAATTAAATTTAATTTGGAATGAAAAAATATTTTTAGTAAAAAAAGCATCAGAACTTAATATCTTTAATACCGAATTTTTTTCTTGGATTGATTCTGGTATATGTATTTTTAGAGATGAAAATCCGCCACAAAATCCATTTCCAAATGTAAATAAATTAATGAGTTTACCAAAAGATAAATTTATATTTACATCATCAACTGATTTTTACAATAAAATGTTTGTAAATGATAATATGTATTATCATTATGTATCAGCTGGTGTTTTTATAATGCATAAAGATTTCATTAATAATTTTGTTGATTTATATCAACAATTTGTAGATGAGTTACTTCCTAAAAAAAAATGGATATATACTGAACAAGTAATATTAACACGTATTTTATGTTTATATCCTCAATTATTTTGTAAAATAGCTGATGGTTATGGAAATATTATACCATTATTATATTAAAACAATTAGGTTGTTTATATTTATCTAGATTTTTATAATTTAAGTATAAAAATATATAATTAATATTTAAATATAATAATGAACGAAAATAATTATGGCTTTGTTTTTAATAAAATTACAATTGAAAATAATATATTTAAAAAAACACCAAAAAATGATGTAGGTCAAAATAAAATTAAAAATGAAAGTGATTTTTATTTGTATATAAAAAATAACAATATACCTTTTTCTATGCCAAAATTGATTGATTATAGCAATAATGAGTTATCATTAGAATATATTGAAAACTCAACAATATTAACACATGAAATTACAAATAAAAATGTTAACTTTTATATTGATTTAATAAAAAAAAATATTAATATAATACATTCAATACACAAACCAATTACAACAAATATATTAAAAATAGATATAGAAATTGAATTTAAAAATAAAATATTACAGAGATTCAATGAACACGATTGGAAAACAAATGATTTATACAATTCAATTAAATATGTAAACAATATTAAAATATATAATATAGATTACTATTGTGATATAATTTATAAAAAATTACATATATACTTAGAAGAACGCAACTATTATAATTTAATTCACGGAGATATTCATCTAGGTAATATATTATTAGATTCAAGTAAAAATATATTATTTATTGATCCGCGAGGATATTTTGGAGAAACAAAACTATTTGGAATTAAAGAATATGATTATGCAAAATTATTATTTGGAATTTCAGGTTATAGCGTTTTTGATAATTTAATAATTGATAAATTAAATATAGTAGAATCAAATCTAGAAATAAATTTTATAAAAGATTTTGAATATATATTTGAAATTAATAAATTTGATAAAATAACAATTTTGATTTGTTTAAGTATTTGGTTAGCTAATAATAGCTGTTTTACAAATATTAATAAAAAAATAACAAGTATAATGATTGCTTTTTATTATTGTGAGAAATATTTGGATAAATGTTAAAATTAATTAAAATGGATTCCATTATTTTTTTTATTTATATAACTTGTAATATATGCTATATTTGTAACAGATACATAATAATAATCACAATTTATTAATGACAAACAATCATATAATATATCACTTCCCAATTTAAATCCACAATATTGTTCTAAATTAATAACACTATCACAATATTTGTTATTTACTGAAAATTTTTCACCGGTATCATTAAAAATTCTACTTATAAAATCATTATAATATACAGTATTATTTGTAAAAACAGTTTTTGCTATATTTATATAATTATTAACATCAGTAACAAAAAAAATATTATAATTTGTATATTTCATATCCAAGGTATTTTTAATTTTTAATAATTTTGATACAATATTTATATCTCTTCCATATGAATGTGCAACTATTTGAAGTATTGAACGCATATGAATTCCAATTAACGGTAAACTGGTTTCCATTTTAATATTATTTATTTTATTTATTATATCATCACCTATTTTCAATTCAAAATTTTCCTTAAAATAATTAGAATGTTGTTTATTTATTTCTATATCGTCAACGTTTAATCCATCAATACTTTGTGGTATAATAAATGGATATTGTTCATTACTTAATACAATAGTAGATGTATTAACAAAATAATATTTTATATTTTCATTTACATTTTTTAAATATCTAAAGTATAAAAAAAAGGAATTATTATAATTAGTGTCATGATATTTAAAATTGCTAGAATTGTTACTAAAATGACCCAAACAATGTATTTTTGGATTTATTTTTCTTAAATATAAACTATATTGAGATAATAACGTTAATTGTGAACCAAATCCAGTGTCACCATTTATACAAAAAATAATACACTCATCTGTATACAAATTAGGATTTTTATGTAATAGATTGGATAAATCTGAATATACATAGTCTGTTTTTATATTTTCATACCATAACATTTTATATAATAATAGAATTCATTCGTTTAAATTAAAACGCAATTTATTTAATTAAAAAACTTATTTCATCTAAATTTTTTTTATAGTGAAAATTTTTAAATGAACAAAAATGATAATTATATTTTGATAAATTATATATTATTACATCAGGATTGTCTACTAAATATTCATTATAAAGACCTGCTATAATTCCCGATTCTATAGCTATAAAATTTTTAATATTTAAAGAAACTGCTGCAATATCTTTTGCGGTTAAATTATAATCTCTCGTACATTTTATATTATTTACTTTTTGTGTAGTAACTACATTATATTTTTTACTTAGTTGAGTAATATAATTATCAAATTCGGATAAATTATAATCAAACTGACCTGAATTAGGTTTCGCATTATTTATAAGAAAATCTATTTTATCATAATAATTATTAGTACGTAAATTTATATCTGTACATCTTTTTATTAAGTCATTATCTTTATAAATAAATTTTTCAATTATCACTGGAATATTCATATTTTTTAAAATATTATTGTAATATTTACAGAAAAATGTGTCATAAGAAATTATAGGTTCACTTATAGCATTATACCAATTATAATTGTAATCTCCAGAACCAATCCATAAATCATATATTTTTTTATTATTTGGTACATTATTAATTGTAAAAATTTTCACATTATCTAGATTATTAAAATCATTTATTTGATAATAATTTTCATTATTACAATAAAAATAAATTTCAATATTATTATTTTTTAAATATTCGTGTATATTATAAAAAAAAATTAAAGAATAAATACAGTCTCCTAAATGCAAAGCATTTTTTGTATATATTATTTGTAAAACCATTATATAAATAATTATATATATTATAAAATTATTTATAACTCACAATTAATACCAATGTATATTATCATTTAATTTGCTAAAAATATAAGAAATCATCAAACAAATAACAATCATTATTTTTAAATACGATTTCATTGTTATAAATATAAATTAAATCCGTATAATCTTTTAATGCTTTATATCCAACCATACTATCTTCAATTCCAATTATATATTTTTCATTTTTATAATACTTTTTCTTAGCCAAATCATAGCATTCTGAACTGGGTTTTGCTAATTTATAATCTTCTCTATAAATCCATTGTTTAATTTCATTTAATAACGGAAGTTTTTGTTTAAATATTTCAACAGTCTCTTTGCTTGTATTTGTAACTATACAAAAATTATAATTATTTTCTATTAAAAATTTAATAAAAACATCACTATTTTTTGTAAATGAAATATTTTCGTCATTTAATTTATTTCTTTTTTCTTCTTTAAATTTTTTAGCTTCATTCTCATCAAATACAGTTTTTAAATAGTTATCTATATTATCATTCATGATTATATTATTCCACTCTTCTATATTTAAAAAAGTCTTATTATAATCTTCAAATGTTTTTTTATAAGAATTATAATGAGCTACATTTGTATTTAGAATAGTTCCATCCATATCTAAAGAAATAAAAAAATTATCTTTATTTTCTAGATTTAATTTTGGATGTTTAAATTTGGAAAAACACATATTAATAGTGTTATTAAAATCATTAAAATTGTAATCATAAATATTAAATTTTTTATCCATTAACTGAGTATCATATGGTCTAGGAGCTATACCTTCACTTGAAGAGTTGTTAGGAGTAATATTACTAATTTTATTATCTAATACATTTCCAATTATTTTACAAACTTCATATTTAGTAAATTTATTATAAGGATTATAAAAATGATAAATACCGAGAAAATTATTTTTAATACAATCATAAACAAAATGACATAAATCAGAAATATATAATGGACGCCTAATACAATAATTATCTTCTATAAATGTTTTTCTATTTCTTAAATCCATCACATTTTTTCCAATTAAACAAACAGCATTATCATGTATTTGACTTAATGGAGAATATAGTACCGGTGTTCTTATAATACAATATTTTTTACAATTTTTTGTTACACGATATTCTGAAATAAGCTTTGAGATACCATAATTTTGTAGAGGATTTTTTTCACTATCAGGTAGATTTGGTTGTTTTGAGCCATCAAATACATAATCTGTAGAAAAATGAATAAAATTAATATCTAAGTTATTACAAATATATGATGTAATATGAACTAAATTTATATTTGTGTGTTTAATTTCATTCCAATTATTTTCACATTTATCTAATAATCTTTCCACAATACAAAATACGCAAGATTGTATTTTATATTCTATTAAAAAATTTTCTAATTCTGTTACATTAGAAAAATCAATTTGAAACATATTAGGTTTATTAATTTTATTTTTGTTATACGTTCCTATATACTCTATATTATTATTATCAAAATATTGACATAACTCTTTGCCAAGTAAACCAGATGCTCCACAAACTAATATCATAATTTAATAATAATAAATACTTTAATATATTATTATTATTATTTAATAAAATTTTGGTTTAATTTAATTTAACTTGTTATACCAAAAATCTAATAAGTCTTTAATAGTATCTCTTATTTCTATTTCAGGTTTCCACCCCAATTCATTTAAAATTAAAGAAGAATCGCCATCTTGATATTGTATATCAATAGGTCTCCATAATTTATCATCAATAATTTGTTCTACGTCAGATAATCCACTAAATTCAATTAACATATTTGTATACTCCCTCATTTTTAAAGGTTGGCCTCCACAAACATTATATACTTTTCCATTTGAAATTTCTGGTTTTATTGCGGTAAGATAAAATGCTTTAGCAATATCACGAACATCTGTAACAGCTCTAATAGTGTCTAAGTTACCAATTCGTAATTTTTTTTCTTGTTTTCCTAACATCATATTAGCAATTTGAACCGCGTCAGAAGCTATAGAAAATCTTGACCCTCTTCTTGGTCCGGTAAAACAAAATGGTCTGATAACCGTAGCTTTCATTTGTTTATTTTTCATACGTTCACATATATATAAATCAATAGCACATTTTGATGCTCCATAAGGATTAGCAGGTAATATACAATTATTTTCATTAATTTTTCTTCCGTCAATGCCTTCATTTCCATATACTTCTACAGTAGAACAAAAAATAAAATGGCACTCTGGTTGATGGTCTTGTAAACAAGTTATTAAATTTATAGAACCCATAACGTTTGCTTCCCAAGTTCCTATTGGGTCTTTAAAACTTGTTGGTGGATGGGTTTGCGCAGCTAAATGGAATACAATATCAAATTTTTGCTCTTTAAATAACCTATCTATTGTTCTATAATGAACAATATCACCATAAAAAAATGTGATTTTACTAAATTCTTCTTCAGTTAACAAATCCTTAATTTCTTGTTCTGAACCACGAGTGCCTCTTAAAATACCATAAACATTATGACCTTCTTTTATTAAGAGACGAGCAAGATGAGGTCCTAAAAATCCTGTAATACCAGTTATTAAACAATTCATTTATAACTAAAATATATGAATTCTTTTAAATTGTATTTTCCTTTATTTTATTTATAATAATTGTTGTACTTTTTCCATCAATTAAATCAATTAAATTAATGTTTTTTAAACTAGGATGTTTTTTAATTATATCTTCTTTTTTATAATCAGAACCTTTAAACCATATTTTGGGTTCAACGATATTCATTATATTATCTAATTCACTTTCTAATAAATCATTAATTTCATCATACAAAATAATGCAATCAATAAAATCATAATTTAATAACATGTTTAATCTATCATTTAATACATTAATTGGTCTTGAAATACCTTTTAAACGTTTAATTTGTTCATCTGAACTTAAACAAACAAATAAATGTTCACAATTTTTCTTACTAATTTTAAGATTATTAATATGACCTTCATGTAAAATGTCAAAACACCCGCTAGTTAATCCAATATTTGAATATTTATTTAAAGTTAAAAAATCTTTTAAATGTTCCTTTGAATATATTATTTTATTAAATTGTTTATAATTTAAATTTGAAAAACATATAACCTTTACATAATCTGTTAAAAAGGAATAATTACAATTTAAATCAATAAATGAACCTGGTGCTATTTTTGAATTATTTGAATAAATAGAACCTTCTAATAAAATAACTTTATCGTATTTTGTTTTTAAGTCTTCTAAACTAGTAATATCGTCTATTTTTACTTCAGTATTGTTAATAGAATATTGGTTTGAACTTTTAAAAACCATAATTTCATTTTCATAAGGTGTTCTTTCAATAACTGAAGTTTCATACTGTGTTTTATCTCTATTATATATATCCTTAATCCTTAGTAAATCATTTTTATCTGTATAACTAATATGTTCTGTATAAATTTCTATTTCCATTAAAATAGAATTATCAGAATAAGAATGTATTCCGTGAAAAGTATTTCTAGGTACATAAATACTATCAAATAAATTCAATATAACAAATTTATTATACAAATTAATTTTAAAGCATCCTGATATTGATATTAAAATTGTATCTTTTTTAAAATGACAATGTAATGATGTTTCTTGATCTTTATTTACATGTAAAATCCAAATTCCAATTTCTTTATTTTGATAAGCTAAATATTCCTTACCCCAAGGTTTATCATTAATTTTGTTTAAATAATCTATTTTATTAGAGTTTTCTCTTAAATTTATATTTGATTTTTTACATATATCATATTCTTCTTCTGTTTTATGTATCAAATTCATAATAATAAATATAATTATTATTATTATATTTATTTATTAACTAATTATTAAAAGGTTATTAAATTTACAATATTTTTATTAATAAAATAATTTACATTTTTATTTAATAAATCGTAATATTTTACATTGTTAAACATGTATATTTGATTTTCCTTAATTTTATCTAGTTTATGAAAAAATAAAAAACTACTACCAGATGGTATCATAATTATTTTTTTACATCTAACTGCTATATCCCATATATATAATAAATTATCACATTTCGGTGTTTGATGTATTTTATAGTCTCTATCAATAAATGTTATATTTTTATTATTATAAAATATTTTATTATATGATGTTAATATTATTTTATTATCTTTACTCAAGTTAGATATAAAAGTATTTAATAAATTCATGTCGAATGATTCTGACCTTGGTTTAAAATTAAAAATAATTATTGTTTCACATAGAAAATCTTGCGTTAAATTTAAAGAATCATAATTTAAATTTTCAATAATTTCATTTTCTATTAATTGTTTTTTATCAATAATCGTATAGTTTAAATTTAATAAAAATTTATTATTTAATTTATTAATTAAATAACCATATTTTGGTACAGCAGAAATAAAATCAAAGTCTGTATGTGATAAAAAATCTGAAGCACACCATAAATTTACAAATAAATATTGTTTATTATCTATATTTAATTTTCTATACATAGTTTTTTGCATATTATTTTGAAGTAACACATTCAATATTTTATTGTTCAATAAATTTTCAGGAGGTTCACCATTAATTAAATTACCGGAATATTCTGATTCAATTGGAGATATTCTTTTAATATTTTTTATATTTTCAAAAAATACATCACCATTTATAAAATAATAATAAAAATTAATATCGGAATTTTGTTTACATATTATATTAATAAAAAAGTAATTAAAATAAATGTCACCAATGTGATTAATATTATAAAAACAAATGTCCATTATAATAAATATATAAATTTAAATTTAAATATTCATCCGCATATAATCCAATTTTTTCTGGGATTATGCCAAAATTTTTTATAGTAAATTTCTCCGTCGCTAATTAAAGCAGCGGCATAACTAAATGAACTAGGTGATATAACTAAAACATCAGAAGCAACCATGCCAATAAATGTATCAAATATATTTTCATCTAAATGATAATATACACAAGGACCACTTAAATCAACAAAATTTTCAATTTTACCTTGAGAATAAATGTGAAATAATATATTTTTATCTTTATACTTGTTTCTAATTAAATTCATTAAATTTAAATAATAGCTATTTGGTGTTGTAGCACGTTCTCCTGCTAGGCCTTTATCGTGTATATTTTCTCTTCTTATTTGTATAGAAATATTAAATTTATCATTATTAAAAAAATTTTTGTTTTTATTTTCCCAAAAACATTTTTTTATAAATTCTAAATGTTCATTTTCACAACATTTATCGATATTTGCTTCACAATATGGTAGAATATTTTGAAATTCTATCCTTTTATAATTCATATCTACATTTAAATTAATAATATTATTTTTTAAATTTATTAGACTTTCTAATTTATTATTATATTCCTGGTCATTTTTATAATTATGTTCAACTGTATGAAATTCATCATATGCAAAATTTAAATTATGAATTTTACAATATATATAGGTCTCTATTATTTTTTGATATTGGGCTCCAAAACCATCATACGACTTTTCTGTTGTATAAAAATTATACATATTATTATTATATAATATTTTTTATATTATTAAAAAATTATATAATATTTATGTATTATTTTAAATTAAATAATAAATAAATTACATTAATTATTATATAATGATTGAACAAGATTTTATAATGCTTATAATTAATTGTAAAAAATATATAAAAAAAGCTAGGTTTCAAAAAATGACATGGTTAAAAAAAATTCCTCCTTATTTGTGTTACTATCATGTAATTGGAGATGATTCGCTTGAAACAAAATTTAAATTTGACGATGAAAATAATATATTATGGGTTAAAGTTGCTGATGATTATAATTCTTTGCCAAACAAAGTAATAACTGCATATGAAGCTGTATACGAGATATTTAATTTTAAATATATTTTTAAAACAGACGATGACCAAATTTTAGTAAAACCTCAATTTTTTAATACACTTACAAATTTACTTGTAAACAAGCTTCCTATAAAGCATTATGGAGGATATATTGTTGATATAAACCAACCGCAATTATCAGAATATAATAGAATACATCCCGAGCTACCAAAACATTTACCATTATATGTAACCAAATACTGCAGTGGTAGATTTTATTTTCTCTCTAAAAGTGCAATTTCAAATTTAATAAATAAGAGAGAAGATATAATAAAAGAATTTCTAGAAGACTATGCTATAGGTTTTTATTTAGATAATAGGTTTAAAACAAATATGTTATCATTGGCAACAAATGCATTTTTTACAGATATAGAACTTTCTGATTTCCCAAGATTATTAAGAGAAGGAAAAATTTAAAATTTAAGTATACCTAATTCTGCTTTATGTTTTCTATCCAAATAAGCCTTATTATTTTGTGAGATAAAATACGATTCTTTATTTAAATCTGTCATTGCTTTTGTATAATTAATTGTTTTTTTTTCAATGTCACTATAATCTTCTCTTTGTGTTACAGTCAAAGGAATAATTAAAAACCAATTATGATTTCTTTGTAATCTAAACCAGAATTTATCAATAGCATATATAGCATGTTGTTCAGGAGATTCTAATAAATGTTTAATACCATTTCTAAAATTAGTAATTAATATATCAAAATAATGTCCATTTACAAAATAACCTGTTGTAGTTTGACAACTAGATATTTTTACACATGTATCATCTATTTTTGTATATGGAGGAATATTATTTCCACCAAGCAATACTACATCCCATATTTTATGATTTTTTAAAAATAAATTAAATTGAGATTTAAATAATTCAGGATTTAAGAAATTAATATCATCTTCAACAATTAATATATGAGGCCAGTTATTAGCCTTAGCTGTTTCTAATAATTTAAGATGGCTCATACTACATCCAATAGCACCATTTGCCAATTTAATAGCCTTAAATCTCTCTGCTTTTATTCCTATAAGACTCATTTGTTCTTCAACATGTGTTTTTCTGTCTGGACGTGAATCTAAATTAATAAAGAATGCGTGTTTAATATCGGATATAGAATTCATACTTATATTCAATAAATTATTTTAAATTAATTACCTTAAATAATATATTTAAATTTTTAAGAAAACTTATTATTTTTTTCTCTCAATAAAAAGTATATGTTGTCTAAATATGAAAAAGAACTCATATCAAATAAAATTAAAAATATTAATATTAGTGATATTGAGCAAGAAATGAAAAAGCTTATAGAAATAGGTAATAGTTCTCACACTATTGGTCCTCGTTCTAGAGTAGGAAATAATGTTGTGGATTATTTTACGTTTTTGCAGCGTCTTGAAACAAAAGGAAAGTATGATGTAAATTTTTTTGAGTTTATTGAAAAAATAGATGAATTTAAAAAAAAGAAATTTATTCAAACTATGCTAAAATATTATAAAGATGTAAAAAATAAAAATAATACCAAAAATGAATACATTGTTTTAAAAGAAGTATATAATATATGTATAAGTGCTATTAATATAATGAGACCCTTAAATTGTATGGAAATTTACACAAAGTATAAAGCAAAAAGGGTTTTGAATTTTTGTGCCGGATGGGGAGGTTCAACTGTTGCTGCAGCTGCTTTAAATTTGGATGCGTTTTATGGTGTGGAAATAAATACAGAATTAAAAGAACCTTACGACAACATGGTTTCGTTTTTGAAGACAAAGAGTGCGACGTTTTTTGATATTCACATTTGTGATGCTGTGACGGTTGACTATTCGAAAATGACATATGACACCGTATTCTCGTCTCCACCTTATTATTTTTTGGAAAAATATGCTAACAATCTGAAATACGAATCGAAAAAGGAGATGGACGAAAAATTTTACAAACCATTATTCACTAAGACATATAATGGTCTTCAAATTGGAGGACATTATATAATTAATATTTGCAAAGAAGTTTACGACAATGTTTTAAAAAAATTGCTTGGAGAAGCTAATGAAATATTCCCTCTTAAAAAATCAAAGCGCCAAAATGATTATACTGAGATGGTATATGTTTGGAAGAAGTAAATTGATTTATTTTTATTTAAAAAGCACCTCCCATTCCAATTCTTGCACTCGCTTGAGCTCTAGGTTTTACTCCAATGTAAGAAGCATATTGAGGTGAAAATTTATTTGGTGGAGGTTGTTGTCTTTGAAACTGTTGTATTGGAACTCTTAAGATATGACTGTTTTGTATAAATTGACGATGTATTGGAGGTTGAGGAGGATAAGGTGGCTCTTCCTCTTCCTCTTCATCTTGTTTATTATTTGTATTAAAATTATTAAATGCATCGTTTTCAATTTCACTTCTTTTACAATCTTCTATCTGTTGTAATAAACTTTGAGGAACTGGTTTTCCCATTGATATTAAATATTTTACTACATTTTCTTTTTTCTCTAAAGTTGTTGGATAATGTGGTATATTTGACCAATCAGTTGTAGATACAACAGTTTTTTTGGTTTCTCTTATTTTATCTGGATTAATTATTTTTCTTTTTGGCTCTCTCAAATCATAATTATAATATTCTTCAGAACCAAATGGTATATTAGTTAAAAATGTTGAAATATTTATAACCATTATTCTTGGATTATCTACAGTAAATATATTGTCATTTGGATTATCTGATTTATCGCTCAAATTATATTTTAACTGCGATATAGTTCTTAAACCATCTAATCCATTATCGTGTTCTCCTCTCCAAGGATCCTTTTTTGATATAATTCTTGATATTCCATCAAATAATTGAAGTATTTCTGGACTTCCAATGTTGTAAAATACACTTCTATCTATTTTTAATCCTATTGCCTCACAACGCTTTTGTAAAACATTATCTTCCATTCCCCAGCCCCAAAATCCTGGAAATCCGTTTGTTCTTTCGAAATCTCCACCTTTCATTACAACTATTCCTCCTAAAGCATATTTGAATCCATAATAATGCTTTACAACGCCAGGTATCGTTTCATAATCAAATATTTTATAAAAAGGAATAGTGTCTACATCATTAAATATAAAAGTTATATCTTTATAATGTTCAGGATATTTATTTCTAGCAGCAATGAAACCAATATTCTTAATAGCTCCTCTGTTAAATGTTCTGGCATCGCACTGATGAGAGAAATAGATCTCATAATCGTCTTTGTCTTCTAAAATAAAATTCATATATTTGCTAAAAAAAAATTTATGTTGAACACGATTTCTATAAGGAACTATAAAAATACGTTTTGGAATTGTAATTTCTTCAGTCATTATAGTTATGATTAAGTTTTTATTTTTATATTTATAACTTAATAAATATAAAAATAAATAATACTTTAAAACAAAAATATTATATTAAATATAATATTTAAATGCCAAACGAGAAAGATGAAAATATAGAATTAGTTATAAAGGATGAACAATTTCTAAATATGAATAATTTATTATGTGTTGCCAATCAACCACAAAATAACAAAAAACCTGAAAATGATATTGATAATATTTTAGTTAAAATACGTAAAAATTGTGTATATTTAAGTATTTATCATAATAGAAAACATCATTTTTATAAAAATATATTATTTTGTGTATTTCGTATACCATTAATTATATTAAGCGGACTAAATTCATTTTTTGCGGTTGGTCTGCAAAACTATTTGGATCAACAAACTATTTCATTGCTAAATGCATTAATATCATTATTTTGTGGAATATTAACAAGTGTTGAGTTATTATGGCAATTAAAAGATAGAGTGGACCAAGAATTAGAATCATATAAAAATTTTTATAAATTAAGTACAGATGTATTTAAATTTTTAGGGTCAAGTGAAGAAAATAAACAAAATAGAAACGACTTTTTAACTGAAATTTATAATTTGTATCAAAAACATATAGCAACTGCTAATGCAATTAATGTTTATAGACGAGGATTTTTAGATGAATTAGAATATTTAGATAATAATGATAAAGGAGAAGTTATTGAATTTATTCAAAAAAAAAGAGATAAAGATTTGAAAATTTATTATTTTAGTGAATGTTGTATTTAAATTATATCCTAAAAACTATATTTTTTGAGAATTGAAGCTGGAATTATGTTATCATCTTTTGTAATTTTTTCTAATTTTTTATAGCATTTATTAATTGTTACTTCACTAGTTTCACTTACATTTTTGACATCTCTTTTACTTATATTTAATTTACACATTTGTGAAACAAAGTATACAACTCCTGCTGCGATTGACGGCGGTGTATTTTCAGGCATAACATCCATTTTTTCTATTTTCATAGAAATAAACTGACATAATTTTGTTAATTCATTATTTATATTAAGTTTACTGCAATATCTTTCAATGAAAGCTTCTGGCTTTGTCTTTCCAAAATTTGTTTTTTCTTTGTTATCCATATCTTTCTCCAAATTATTAATAATTCCTAGAGCATTTTTACAACCTTTTGTGGCACTAGTAACATCTAAGCGAAATATTGATGCAATTTCTTTTGCTGTTCTTGGATAATTATTCACTCTACAAGAAATGTAGATGGAAGCAGCTAAAATTCCATCTCTATTATCACCCCTAAATGTTAGTTCATATTCTGAAATTTTTTTATGATAAACAATAGCATCATCTATAATCATTTTGGGAATTCCTGCATTTTGAGCCATAATTGTAATAATTTGGAACTCATCATATTGTGATTTTTCTTTATATGGCATTGACTGCCACTCTGTATAACGTCGAATTTTTCTCATCTCATATGACATTGGTCCACAGCATAAAACTTTACAACCATATGAAGACTCTTGTAATAATGGATTTATTGGCATTCCACATCTTGTTGGATCAGAGTTTTGATTGTCATCAGCACCATAATATCTCCATTCAGCACTTTGGTCTATTAAATCTTTATAAATTATGCCACATTTATTATTTGTGCAAGTCAAAAACCCTTCTTCTGAAAATGCTAAAATATTTTCACATCTTTCACAAATTTCTCTATTTCCTGAACCATAAATACATTCTAATGGAACCTTTTGTTTATCTGGATTTTCTATTTCAGAATCAAATATATTCCATAGTTCAGTCTTATTTATATTATTGTTCTTTCGTTTTTGACTTTTATCTTTGCTCATCTTTGTATTATCTTTCATTAGATAAAATATTTCTAATTCAATTTTATTTATATTAAATTTCATATATTTTTTTAAGATAGTATAATATATGGGAAATACTACTTCATCTAATTCAAACAAATCAGCAGAAAAAGAATTCAAAAACTTTTATGATGTTATTGATTATATTGCCACTTATTACATTTTAACAATGGATTTTAAGAGTTTAAGCAAACTATCTGAAAAAGCTTACTGTGATAAATTGGTAATTTTAACATCAGATATTATTCAAAGATATTTTAATGATATGGAAATTACATATTTAGCCCAAAGAATTAAAGATGGAGCTGAGGTTAATAATCTTAGTAAAGAAAAAGTTATTTTTATAAACAAGGATAATCTCGAGAGTTTAGATATATCAAATGATGCTCAGAAAAGCATTAAAAAAAAGCGTGTATGCATTGGAATCGCAAAATTTTATGTTAAAATTGCCCATATATTTGCTGCAATTGTTATGACAATTAATCCAGTTTATACATACAAAGATGCTACGGGACAAACTGTTAAAACAGGACTATTAGAAAAAGACAAAATTCCTAAAAATGTTAATAGAAAAATGTATAAACTTAATATATGCGACAATAGAATTAGGTCCCTCAAAAAAGGCGAGACTGTTGATGAAGCAACTGGAAACGTCACAATTCAACCAAATGTTTGTGATATGAATATTACTAAAACTGGTCTTGAGAAAACATTATCTGATGAACCTGGTATTACTGAGCTTATGAAACTTTATTTAGATGATAATTATGATTATTCTAATGGCAGTTTTATGGGAATGTCTGATTCTACTAAAACACAATTTATGAAAGACTTAAAACTTTTTTATACTGCTTTTACTGGAAATGAAACTATGCCATCAGAAATAACTAAGTTTAGTGATATTAAATTGAAGAATTATAATAAAAAAAATGGATGTCAAGGGGCAAATCCTATTTTTAAAAATAAATATACTCTTAATAAAAAAGATAAATTATTTATTGATTATGCTGAAAATACTAAAAAAATGATTCAAACAGCTGCTGATAACCAATCAAAATTATTATCCATTATTAATGAATTATTTACTTTTATTATTGACCCTTATTCCGGTAAAAAAGTTATTAGAATTAATCCAAAATTAAATGATGAATTATTACAAAAATCAGTTGAAAAAACTAGAAAATTAATTGTTGAATTATATGTTAAGTGTGAGACCGATTATGTAAATGGTGTTAAATTATATGAAGCAATAGTTGAATCTAAAATATTAGAAACAACTCAAAAACAAATTGAAACTCTTAAAACTGAAGCATCCAAAATTATACAAGAAACTAAAAAGGCTTCTAAGCCAGCTCCAGTTGTTGTAGCAGCTCCAGCTCCAGTTGTTGTAGCAGCTCCAGCTCCAGTTGTTATAGCAGCTCCATCAAACACAACATCTTCAGCATCCACAATGAGTACACAACAATCATCTGGTCTTACTTCTTCCACTGTTCCGTCTTCTTTGACACCAAATATGTCTTCTACGCCTATATCTCCTATCACAACTTCTAGTTCAACTTCTAGCACATCTCCTTTAACAACTTCTAGTACAACTTCTAGTACAATTCCTAATATTAATATTTCACAAGCATCAACAATACCAACTACTTCTTCTTCGGTATCAGGTGTAACTCAAATTGCTACAAGTAGTTTGCCTTCTACTACAACTGTATAACCTTTTTTATAATATAAATAACATATAATATACTATTTATATGAAACTTACAAGTCTATCTGAAATTCAAGAATATGTTGAAAAAGAAAACCATAAAAAATATTTTTCATTTTACAACTTTATTTATATAAGTATATATTCGATTTAACTTTATGCACAATCATTATCTTGTAGATTTAAAAAATAATAATATTTATTAATATTATAATGGATAATATTAATAATGTAAAAGACTCTTATGGTTTAGTTCAAAAAGCTGGAAAACGAAGAACTAATAGAAGAAAAAGAACATTACGTAGAAAACACAGAAAAACACGCAAAAATCATCGCAAATAAATAATATAACTAAATGAATTAAACAGAATATAATATTTAATTCATTACAATGCAAACAAAAACTGCAGTTAAAGTAATAACATTATATGATTTTTGTGTTAAAAATGAATTATTAATAATTTCTACAGCATATCATGTATTTATTCTAATGTTCAACTATTATGCAATTAAAGATTTACAAAGACTTGAAACTGAATTTCCTGAGTATAAGACAAATTTTGATTTAATTGAATCAAATTTAGAGTTTTGCCAAGCTATAACATTATTTACAGCAGTTGGCATATTTTATATCAAAGATATATCTATAAAATTTAAAAGTGATGATGCTAAAATATTTTTTATGTGTATTAGTTGTTTTATTAAAATGAGCTATATGTTATTACAAAGTTATAATAATAATAATAATTTTTTATTAGTTGCATCAGAAAAAGATTCTATAAAATTTGGTGGTTTTTATATAATAATTGAAATGTCATTTAATATAAGATTAGCTGTATTTGTTGTTCCTCCACTTGTTGTTTTTATGTTTTTACTTGTTGAATTAGATATTTTATTTAAAAAAATTAAAGAATGGGCAAAAACATATAGAATTCAATATACAGAGAAAACATTAATTAAATCTTCTGAAATTGTGTAAAATAATTTTTATGGTTCGAAATTTTTCACCAAATAATCTAATAAAATTAAAAAAAACATATGAAAGCTTGGAAAAATTACTAAAATAAAAAAAGCAAAAATAATTAAATCAAATAGGGTTATTATCATCTTAAGGATATAATATTATTATTATTATATCTTTAAATAAATTATAAAATGTATTTATATTGAACCAAATAACTTACGAGCATTAAATAAAGCTTGTTTTCTTAAACTTTCCTTGGCTGCTTTAAACGAGCCTGTTTTTTTTAGAGTTTTTGATGCAGCAGCAATAGCAGTTACCCATTTTTTTCCGGTTTTTGATTTTTTCCCTCCTGCAATCTTTCTAGTTCTATTATTTCGCGAAATTCTGTGACGTTTTGTAGCCATTTATATATAATTAAAATATTTAATATTAAATTACTGTATTAAATATTTAAAAAAAATATTATTTTATTGCTTAAGCAGAAGCACGGGCACGACCGGCAGCGGCAGCACGAGAGGCAGCGGCAGCGGCAGCACGTCCAGCAGCGGCAGCACGTCCAGCAGCAGCGGAGGCAGCACGACCAGCGGCAGCACTACGAGAAGCAGAGGCTGAGCGAGAAGCGGAGGCAGCACGAGAAGCAGCAGCGGAGGCAGCACGAGAAGCGGAGGCAGCGCGAGAAGCGGCAGCAGAAGCGGAGCGGGAAGCAGCGCGGGATCTACCGCGAGCAGCACTACGAGCAGCACTGCGAGAAGCAGCAGCACTACGGGATGCGGATCTAGATCTAGACATTGAGCGACGACGATGAGTTCTTGCCATTTATATATTATGAAAACAAAAAAATTTCTAAACGCTTGGTTTTATTTTTTTATTAAATTAAAATTCCTTAATCACCCCCAAACACTATTTACTGAAGGCCACCACATTTTATCTCCTTTTTTAACATTGTAAATTGCCCTAAATACTCTGGTTCTAGTAAGCGGAACGTTACAACGATATTTATCTAAAGGATGCGGATTTGTTTTTAATTGTGCTAAAATAGCTTTCTTTGAAATTTTTTGTCTAGATTGAATAGCAAAAAACACAAAAAAACCTTCAAATGACAAAGATTGTATTGGTAAAATATCTTTATTTTTCATTTGAAAATCTCTTAAATATTCTTGACATATTGCTAAACCTGAAATATCAGCTAAATCTTCACCTATGCTTGCTTCAGCATCAAAAACAATACCATCGTATGATGCAAATACTTCATATTGCTTAATAACATCTTTTTGGATTTTTTGAAATTCTTTTTTGTCCTGTTCTGTCCACCAATCATTTAATCTTCCAAATTCATCATATTTACTTCCCCAATCATCTAAAGCATGTGACATTTCATGTGCTATTGTAAAACCAATTCTAGACAAATTATATTCTAAGCCTCTCTCATCTAAATCTACAAATGGTTTTTGTATATATCCTAATGGTATGTAAATTCCATTTTCTGTTGGTGTATAAGCTGCATTTACTACATAGGCTTGTGTTCCAATAAATTTTGGAGGAATTTGTGACCAATCAATTAGAGGAATATCAATGACAGGTTTTCCAACTAAATTAATATCTTCTTTATGTCTCCATAGAGCCATTTTAACAATATTTCCCCATGGGTCATCACTTTTATAATCTAGTAAGGGGTCATCTCTTAGAATCTCTGGAGAACCAACCGTTAATTTAAAGTTTTCTAGTTTTAATAATGCTTTCTTTTTAGTTTTAGGTTGCATCCATTTGTTGCGCTTTATAATTCTAATAAAAACGGTTTTTAAATCCTCTGCCATTGTTTTTACATAATTAATAGTTTGTTGATTTTTATATCTTGAAATATATTCATTTGTTAAAAAAGTATTAAAACAAAAACTCATTGGGAAAATAGGTCTTATATAATTATCTATAATTCCGGTTTGACCTCTTACAAATTTTCCTTCAAAATTCCAGTAATTTTTAGAACCTTCCTCATTCCATCTGCATTGTTGGCGTATATATAAATAAACCCAATATGTTCTCCATTTAGGACTATTCCATTTTTCAATTAATAATTTTGTTCCACATAATAAATAATTTACATTTGAGGTAACAAAATCTTCTGGTACTTTATCAAATTCTAGAGCTTTGCTAAATTCTTCCCAATTAAATCCAAAATTTTTTAAAGCTTCATCTTTTGTAATTATATTATAACCATCTGGGTCTGATTCTTTAATTAATTCACATGACATAGCATTTAATATCTCAAATTCTGTATCAAAAACATCTTTAATATTGAAACCATGGTTATCTCCAAGAGCAATTGTAAATAAATTATTTAAATATTTAAAATACTCGTTTCGGTATTTTTTTTTATATTTTTTTTCTTCTTCTGTATCAATATCATCGTCAAAATATACACCAACATCTATAAGAGTTAATTGCGGAGGCTCTAAATAACATCTATATTTTTTGGGATTTTTATCATCATGATTTATTGACCAGACAAACGGACATCCCCACAATGTTACTTCATTTCGATTTATAGTTCCTATTTTTTCCCATATATTTGATTTATCTTTCATAATTTCATCATTATATTCTACGAATGATTTTGATAAACATCTTGTTTGTTCATTTGTATTATAACCTTTAAATGATTCATAAGCATTTTTTATACACTGTTTTTGTTTGTTATTTGTTTCTTTTGGTTTTGATATATATTCTTCAATTATCTCAATTAATTCTCTGTAGACTTTATCTTGAGTAATTCTAAAGTCATCTACTTGAACAATATATTGTTGTTGTTCTGTTAATTCATAATCTTTAATCCATCTATCATTTATATATGAATAAAAATCATCATTTGGTTGAATACCTTTTGGGTTAACAGCTTGTTTAAGTTCAGATACTATTTGTTTTTCTAAATTAAAACTTGTTGACACAACATCTATTTTATTTTTTTTAAATAATTCATCTATTTTATCTTCAAAAGTGTTATATGTGTTAGATGAGGTTTTGCACAATATATCTTTTTGCTTAGATGTAAAGTTATGTGATGGTTTAATTATTGCATTTTTTCTTTTGATAGTTTTATTTTTTAAATTATTTATTTTTTTAATTATGTTATCTGTCATATAAAATAATAAGATATTTAATTATTTTATATTAATCTGCTTCTTTATCAATTACTACTTCTTTTGCTATTTTCTTAATAATTTTATTTTCTTTTTCCAAATCATTGTCTCCTGAACCACCCATTGATTCAACAATTAATTTATTATATTGGTCTGAGTATTTAGATATACTTTTACCACAATCTGGATGTTTTGCTTTAAATTCTGGAAGCAAACGGGAATTTTTATTTGCAACTTTTTTAATTACCTTTCTTAATTTATTTTTATTTTCATTTTCTTTTTCCCATTTATCTTCATCTTTAATGTACATTACTTCTCTCTTTGAGTCGCTACAATGAACAGGTCTTTTATGAACTTCTAGAGCTTGTAAATTTTTAATTATAATATTTGAAATCCCTTCAATGTAACCAACCTTTCCAACATTTTCTAAGTCTGACAATTGAAGACTAAGTGAATCAACAAAGTCAGTTATATTCATTGCATCTTTGCATGTTTCGTTTAAAAATACATTAAGGTTAAATGTTTTATTATGAGAATTTATATTACTAATATTAGTATTTGAAGTTCCTTGTTTACAAATTTCAAAAAGTTTATTATTTTGTTCAATTATAGTTTTGTTTTGTTCAATAATTAATTGTTTGAATTCATCATTTTGTT